CCCATAGAGAATGCCGCCAGACAAAGAGCCGAGAACCCGACGTAGAGCCTCAACGGCAATAACGTCGGGGCTGGTCAGTTCGATCTTGTAAGCTGCATTCGTTTGTGCCGGCCCTGGCCAGTTATCCTCAAGGGTAAGCTGCGTGTTACTGTCGACCGATGCGATAATGATCGGCCGTCCGACATGAATGCCAAACTTGTCACCAGCCTTGATTGCCGTCAGTCCACCGACGACAGAGAGCCAGTTCGTGCCGGTACCGGTCACGATCTTGGAGTTAACCGCAACCGTCGCCGTACCGGTGTTGTAGTAAGCCACGCCCGCCATTATTCGGTTTCTCCGTCGACAGCTTCGCCGTCACCGCGCGCAACACGCAGATCGGCCTCGAGCCCGGTGATTTTATCGAGAAGCACTTTGTTCTCTGCGTTCTGCATAGCGAGGTGCTGAGCCAGAAACAGATTGCGCTGTTTGAAGAACTCTTCGCGCGCGTTCGCTTCTTGCAGAGCGACCAGAGGGTCGATCTGCATTGTGGTGCCGGTTGTCATGGGATTTCCTTAGCGCTTGAAGGTGGATGCTATCAAAATCGTCCTATCCACCGAACCGAGGAACGGGCCGCCAGAAACGGTGACTCTGAAAGTAGTGGAAGATTGACCGGACGCAGGCGTATAGAGAACGATATCGCTCCCAACGTAGCGGAACCCGCTGGCATCATTCGTCGAGTTGAAGATGCAGAAGTTACTGACTTCGCCACCATTGGTGATGTTTTGCGTAACGATCTGTGACTTCCCGTTGACCGTTCCGCCAGATATCAGCTTGCTATTTATATCAAGGCGCACAGTCGGTGATCCCGTGCCGTGGCTGACAGTGACATCGAACGTCCCTGTGTCATTTCTTGAATTGACGTCTACTCTTGTAATCGCGCCAGGCTTGATGTTCGATGTGCCGACCGTCAATGTGCCGATGTTGGCATTCGAAATATCAACGTTTCCGAGTACGCTGGACAGCGCCGAAAGGCTGTTGACGCGGACGTCATCCAGGTAAAGCACGCCGCCCTGAAAGACGAAGGGTCGCTTCAGGGAAGACGGATCAGTCCCATACATCAGGATTTGATCGGCCTGCATGAGGATGCGCGTTGGCAATGAAGGACTGGAAGGAGCATCCATCATAAATGATGCTGCTCTTGTCGAGCCGTCATTAACTACGGTCACGATGCCAAAACGCGCATCATATCCCGTGGGGCCTGCACTGGCCTCCCATTTCACTCTAACTTGGGCAGAATTTCCGCCCAATGCCGCCGTGAGCGTGTCTGTGCGCGTTGCCAGTGCAGATGTTGCATTGGCGACCACAAGAATATCGTTCGATAGGCCAGCTGTCGCAGCGCCGAACTCGACCTCTATCTCATCAACCCTGCCTGCTAACGCCTGATTGGCGTCAGCAACAGCGATGACTTGGCTGGTAAGGCTGGCGATAGAGCCGTTGAATGTGACCTCAAGGCTGTCAATCCGTGTTGCGACTGCTTGTGTCCCGTCGACTGCGACCTGTACCTGACTGGTGAGCGAAGCAAAGTTCTGGTTGACACTGACGGTTAGCTCTTCGAATTTGCTTCCTACGGCTGCTGTTGCGCTGACGGCAATTTCGATCTTTTCGTTGTAATCAGCGCGAGCGTTGCCAAGCGCCAGAGAAAGGCTGCGGCGGATGGACTCGCTGTGTTCCATCGCGACAACTGGCAACTCCAGCTGCGAGGCAATGAGAGCCTGTATCCGATCTTTAGCCGATCGCGCATTGTCGTAGAGCCATGATAGTTGCTTATCTACGCCGGAAAGATCGACGTCAACGAACACATCCTTGTCGGAGAGCAGCACGTTCGGTGTGATGACCGGGATAAATCCTGACCACAACACCGGCCTGTCGCCACCGGGAATGTATCGACCACGAACGACGTAGCTCTCATTCGGCAGCAGCCCCTGCGAGATGAGCATTGAGCCGACCTGCGGTTGGTCTGTTCGGCCCTCGCTTACCTTTTCAAGCGTGGCTTGAAGCCGGACCTCGTACTCAATACCAATGACGTCATCGAGGCGTCCATCGGTGTTGTCCCAAGTCAGGCGGATGGCAGGTCGCCTATCGTCACCCGCCGCGTCTTTGATTGTGGCTGGTTCTGCGAACCAATCAACAATCGCCTGTGGCGAAGGGCGAATAACGCCGAGCTGTCCATCAACCGGAGGTTTGAAGTCGGCGCCTGTGTTCCAATCGTAGTCAGCCGGATCAACCTCAGTGATGTCGACCATGACATCGAGGTTAGCGCGATCCGCCACACCGTCGAGGCGCATCAGTTTCGCGATGTAACCGTTACGCTCTGACGTCCACGAAAACACCGTACCTGGTGTCGCATAGGCCCAGAATTTCGGAGGCAGAACAATCGTGTGCCTGCGGAAGCGTCGGGCCTCTTCTAGCGCCGACCGCATCAGCCGCTGCACCTGCTCCGCATACGGAACAAAGTTCAAATCGACGTCGGCCATCAGACGGCGATCGCCGTCGATCGCTTCAAGGTCAGTTCGATAGAGCGGTGGTGCAGTCTTTGATACCCAGCCGTCTTGTGGAGAAGGATAGTTTGCCGACACACCGTTGATGGTGTCCGCCAATCCAAGGAACGGCGTGAACTCCTGCTCTTCAGTCGACAAGATATCGTCATCGGTGAATGCGATAACCGGAGCATCCGGAGCACCAGAATGCAGGTAGTAGACGCCACCCACTTCCGAAATCTTGCCTTGGCAGGCCGTGAGCAGCGCCTCAACGGCAGACGTCAGCGGAGCCTCGACCTGGACTTCACCACCGCTTCGGTACGTGTTCACCCAACCAGTGGATTCCAGCGTTCCGGCACGATGCTTCTCGATCTGAGTAATCCAAGCCAAAGCAGGGAGGCGGGCCGCCGCCAAATTCTGCAGGCCGTAAAACCACTGGCCGTTGTAGCTGATGCCGCGCAGCAGATTGTAGATCTGCACCGCCGGCAGAAAGTCGCCGTCGCCACCCCACGTCGCCGGATCGGCATAACGATGGGTGCCGACGCCGCCTTGCGTGCTGTCGCGCGAGATATCGTAGAGGCGCATGCCTTCAAGGACAAACTTGAATGACGGCACACCCGAGAACATGTTTTTCGAGACGCGCGCTGTGACAATGGCGTACGCAACGCCGCGCCCAATTCGGTCAGGGTTCCACCATCTGTTGCCGTTCGACACCTGGGTGAACAGGAAGCTGTCCGCCGTCGTTTGCGTGCCATCATAGAACTTGACCCAGAGGCTGTCCGGATACTCGTTGACGGCATAGCCGCGATCCGTCAGGCCACCGAGTGTTACACGCTCGCCGTTGACCCAGACTTCAGCAAGACCCCGGATCGGCAGGTCAGATAAAGCGATAACCTGCGTCAAATACGCATTCGGTGTATCACCATCCTGCCCCCACGTATTGACGAAAACGAGAGAGCCAGCGGTCGCAGTACGTCCCAGAATGAATGAGCGGGGAACGTCACCGCCACCTTGCAGAGTGCCGTTGATCGAGAACGTCGGATCTTTGGTCTTGCCCGCCAGGGACTGCGCGAGCAGGCTGACGCCAACACCAACTGCCGTCTTAAGCAGAAAGGACCCAAAAGCGCCGAGGCCGCCAATAAAGCCCGAGACAGCCGATACCGCGCCGGATATCGCAGCGGCGATACCAGAAAAAATAGCCATCGATTTTCCTTCGGATGCGCCGTGCGCGCGCCAGCCGCTAAAGAGGCTTCATAAAGTGTGTTTCGACGGCGCTGTAGCCGCGCCGCTCGTAAAGGCTGGAAACGTCATTGGTTGCCAGCGATGCCATTCCGACAGAGACGCAGCCGACTGAGCGCGCCCACGCCTCGTAAGCGTCTAACATCCTGATCGAGCCGCGCCCGCGCGCCTCTGGCGACACGAACCAGACCGTTTCCTTGGCAATGCGGCCAGCGCCGAACGGATGGTCAAAAGCAGCGGCCATCAGAACGCCCTGCGCACGATCGCCTGCGACCAACACGCAAGCCATTGGAGAACGCATGTGCTGCTGAAACAGCTGGTCTGCGTAAGCCGCCTGAAACGGAAATGTGAAGCCAGCGGCCTCATGGCTTTCGCGCAACAACGCGACCACGCGGTCGCGGTCCCCGGCAGTAGCAAATCGAACATCCATCAGAAGATCCCAAGAAACTTCTTGCGCTTCGGCTGCGTCGCGACCTTGCCCTTTTCAGAACCCCAGAAGAATTCCCATTCAGACGAAGTGTCTGCATCCTGATAGAATGCGTCACCAGCTTGCCGGAGAACCTGGGTGGCGTGACTGCGTGTGGCCGGATTGGATCGCGTCATTTCCTGCGTGTGGCTTGCGCAGACCATCGTCACGCTACCCTCTTCGTTTTCACTCGGCGTCGTGATCGTGATGGTGTCGACGAAACCGACAAAGCGACATTCGGCAGGCGCCACCATCTGGCGGCTATCCGGATCGAACAGTCCACGGAATATCTCGACGCGAGCCTGCTTGCAGTCGTACAGGCGAACCAACGTCTGCACATGCTCACTCACCTGCGACAGGCGGATATTGACGTTCTGCACAGAGAGGTTCGCGACCAGCGGAATGTCGTCGATCTGAACCAGCGTGCCGGATCCGTACCAGTCACGAGTAACCGGCAGGCCTGTATCCGGATGAACGATAGCAGCCGTAACGTTACCGACGTCCGACCACATACCATCAGTGACGGGCGCACCAGTCGCTCGATCGCGCGCGACAAACCAGAGGAAGTCACGCGCCACCAGTTGCCGCGCTTCAAGCGCAGCAAGGTTTTCTGCTGAGATGTTTCTCATTTTGACCTACGGGGGTGTCGGGTTATTTGCCCAGTGCGGCGTCGATCATCCTCGGCCAAACATCGGCAGAGGTTTCATCGATCCAAATGTAGGTCGCAGAATTACCTGCATCCTCCATCGCCTCTGTAGGCTCGCGCATCGCCTCGATTGCTGCACGGCCTAGCGTCATGTAGTGATCTCGATACTTCTCCCAGAAGTAATCACCCATTTCGCTGCCATCGATCTGTCCGGCCTGATCTGGATCCGCAGACGCAATTGCACGAGCTACCCGCTCAACCATATCGTCAGCCATCACTTCACCATCCTTCACCACCAATCATCTTGCTTCTATAGCCTGAAACGTGACAGTTCCACGACCCGTGGCCATATCGGCAGTGGTTGAGATCGAGCCAGGCACGATTGCCATGATACAGGAAGGCTTAACCAGCGTAGCTGCGACAGGCGCCACCACTCCTGGCCAAAGATGCGGTCGAACCTCAAACTGCGTCGTCACGCCGCCAGCGCTGGCCGTCATTGGCTCCATGACCATATGCAAGTCTTTGTCACCGATCTGGATATAATCGCCGACTGAGACCTTGTAGCCAGCTGGCAAGCCTGAGAGCGAAACTGCCTTGCGATTGGCAGCGATAGTTGCCACCTGGGCAATTCCGTTGAAAGCATCACCCGTTGGCCAGCTGCCGTTGGGATACGCAACCGGAAAACAGCGAGACTTCGGGAAGGCTCGGAAAGTCTTGAGGCCGTTCTCCAGACTTGTTAGCCGCGCCCGCCAGTAATCCAGTTCGTTCGGCCTCATCACACGTGACTGCGCTGTCATCTGCCAGAGCGGAGACCCCATATCCTTGACGACGGTCTGACCGCCGGCGGTACGAGATTGCTCCTGCCGCCATAAAAGATTGAAATCGGTTGTCCAGCCGGGGAACTCGTCAAAAAACAAAGTTGGAAGCGGGTATGTGATGGTCATGCCTCACCCTATAATTTCACATTACCCGTCTGGGATTTCCGGATAGTTTCGATGATGTTTGCCTTCAGATTGGCGTTTGTCTTCTCAAGACCTGCCTGAATGCGAGCTACCGCCGCAGCGTCAGCGCCGCGCGCGTCTATATTGTAACTCGGAGATAAGTTGACTGAACTGCCACCACGTCCAAAAGACTTCATGCTGGGAAGGCTGGGTGCGGTGAGTTTGTGGTTCGGTACGACCTTTTCACCGCCGCCAAATTTAACAACTTCCGGGCCTTCCTCGCCAACAATCGCCAGGCCGGCGCGTGCCGAGTTGGTTCCCTTCGCATACATCGGCACGCCGGACACGCCGCCCTTTCCGCCACCACCAAAAAGGCCGCCAAAAATGCTGGACAGCAATCCACCGCCGCCACCGCCTGCCGCGTTATTGACCTTAAATATGATGCTCAACACATCGTCGAGCAGTGCATCCCCGATCTTTTTCAGACTGTCGGCGAGAATGTCGGCAGCACTGGCGCCCTCAACAAAGCCATCGATAATACCACGCGTGGCGTCCTTTGCGGTAGCCATGGCCTCTTCGGCACGCTGGCGGATTTCATCCTGCTTTTCGGCCAGTTGTTCAGAGGCGACAACTGCGTTGGCATAACCGGCCGCAAGCTGCTCTATACTGGCCGTCAGCTCGGGCGTGATCTTCACGCCAGCTTCCTGGGCGGCCGTAAGCAAATCCTGCTTGGCCCTCGCAAACTCCAGCGTGAACCCGTAATCGTTTAGCAGAGGATTGAGACTAGCCTGCGCTTCAGTTTCCGCCCTCAATGCCGCGGTGCGTTTTGTGATCTGCTCGACTTCGCGAGCATATTCGTCTGCCCGCTTCTTGCTGGATTTACCGTCCTTGTCGGGCGCAACCTGGTACTTCTTGTCGGTAATGTCGATCGGCGTGAATTTCTTGCCGCTGACAGTTTGGGTCTCTCCACCCCCTACAATGACGGGCGCACTGGTGGGATACGTCAGCGGCTTGTCATTCAGTGTACTCTGAATAATGCTGGACGCGGTTCTGGTCTGAGTCTCTTGCAGGGCCTTGATTTGCCCCTCAATCTGCCTGATTTCAGCTTGGCCGAGAACGTTCGCCGGATTGGCTTTGATCTCCGCAATCTGCTGCTCGAGTTCCAGCCGCTTCTGGGTGTTGTCAACGAGCTTCTGACTGCCCTTGACAGTGGATTCAACCGTCAGTGCGCCACCAAGAGCAGACAGTTTTCCGTCACCGTCACTGTCTAGCGCACCGATGATGCCGCCGCCAATATTCTGCAGTCCACTAATTCTTCCAATCCACTCGCTCATGTTCTGAGCAGCAGTGGCACCTTCATTCAAGAGTTTGATGATGGCGCCGATATCCGAAGCTAGGCCATCCATGTCGACGCTGTTTATGAAACTCGCCATGTTGTCGATAGCGGAGCCGAACGTGTTCGCGGCTTGCGTGGATTCGTTGAACCTGCGGACTGAGTTTGTGAGCGCAGTGCGCAGGTTCTCAAGTCGCTGGTCGACCGTAAACACCGCCCCCGCGACTTTTTGCTCAAGCACAGGTGCGCCGGCATTTAGCCCATCGAATAGCGCCTTCGATGAAAGCTTACCTTCAAGCATGATGTTGCGGAGCTTGGCAACGGAGCCTTCAGCTTGCTTGATGCCCGCCGCCGCAGCTTGCAGAATGGTCGGCGCTCCCTCAAGAATCGAATTGAACTCTTCAGCTCGCACCACGCCCCCACCTAGAGCTTGCGATAACTGCAAGAGCGCACCCGATGCCTCCTGCGATGACTGGCCAGAAGCGCGCAGCGCAAGGGCAACATTACCGGAAAGGTTGATTATCTCATCAGATGAAACGCCGAGTTCTTTTTGAACAAGTGACACACGCCCATATAGCTGCACCATAGTCTCAAGCGGTGCGGCATTCTTCTGGGCTGCTGTGAACAGCTTTTGATAGACTCCTTCAAGCTCTTCGCCTGCAAGGCCAGCCACCTTGAGTGAGTTAGTGATCCGAGTGCCGCTATCTGATAGCTGGCGAAAACCCTGGGCGCCGCCGATAAGAGCAAAGGCTTTCGCGGCGCTGGCAGCAATTGCAGAATAGCCCGCAGACAGCCGCTTATTCATGGAAGAAAACCGACTCTCAATCGCTCGTGCTTGTTTTGTCGTTTCGCCGCGAGCTCGCGCGAGAGCTCGTTCATAACCCCTAACGTCAGCAGAAAGCTGGACAACAAGGCGTTCAAGGTCTGTTGCCATTTGCGAATGAACCTTTTAGCTATTTCTCAAACGGGGGATGCGACGGTGGGAACTCAAAAAAAGAGAATGTTCTGCGAAGAAGAAGTGCGCATGGTCCTTGCCGAGAGGCAGACGCCCAATCACGTGCTGCACCTCCTGCTTTCGGTCGTGACCGCTGGATTTTGGATTCCTGTATGGCTACTCGTCACTCTTTTTGGCAGCGGCGCCTACAAGTGCCCGAGTTGCGGTGCCCGCACCCTTGGTTACGTTCCAAAAAAATACAAAGACGCGCTGAAAAACAATCAGAGCGTCCAGAAACCAAAGCAAGACTTGGACAACTTTAGGTCATGGTAATGGGGTTTAGTCACCCTTGCACCCAATTCCATAGCTCATCGATTTCCTTTGCCGTCAGAGATCCATCATCCGGCGTATTTACCTCGACGTATCCATCAACCGCCGCCATGAACTGCCACACCGTCATGTCGTTTGCCTGCTGCGGCGTGAAGCCCATTACAGCGCCGGTCCCGTAAATCGCAGCAAATCTCAGCTTTCCGTTTGGGAGTTCGTCGAGCCGTTTGTCTTTTGACTTGCTGCGTCTTCTTCCCCCACCTTCTCCTCCGGAGCTCCTGTGAGACCAGCAGACAGAATGACCTGCGCAGGAATAATGTTCTCCATCGGCGGGCGGGCCTCGACATAAGTGCGAGTCAGCTTTAGCGCCGGCGCAGGCTCCATACCGCCGCCGATGAGGCCGAGCCGGATGATATTGCTGATATCCTCGACGCGCCACGCGCCGCTGTGCAAGCGCTGAAGCACAACGTACGGACCGGCATCACACTTTTCCTGAAGCTCTGCCAGTTGCCCCCAGGCAAGACGGAACGGATACGTCCCGTCTGCCCAATCGAATGTGACGGTAGCATCCCGCATTATGGCGCCGCCGGTGTCGTGACGCGGACCATTTCGCCGTCGCTCTGGAGCGAGACGTTGTTGGTCGCGCGCTGGCCGTTGTTGGCGCCGACTTCCATGCTCTCAATATGCATACGGCCAGTCCAGGTGATTGTCTTTGCCGGAAATTCCCATTCGACCTTAACCGGGATACTCTCAATGCTATCGAAGCCTTCAAGCCAGGTGTCGACGCTTTCCGATGCCAGTACGCCTTCCCCGGAAATGCCCATGGAAAGCGAAGTCGCATCGCGACCGACCCAATCGACCTTATCGGGGTCGGCGCAGTCCGGAATATTGACTTCTTCGAGACCCTTGTTCAGCGTGATCGACCGCTGCGTGAAACCGCAAGGCGCAGAATACACGATAGGGTCGGCGTCGTTGCCGAGGAGCACGCGAATCTTGCCCCCCTTGATGGTGGTTGCCTGAGCCATTGCGGCCTCCTGTTTTGGCGTTTTCAGTGATGCTCGACGCCAGCGCGGAACGTGCTGACGATCTGGGTTGTCAAGCCGTCCGGCGCGCGCAGATCGCGGCGGCCATCAAACTCGAAATAAACAAGGGCATTGTCGGCCAGAGGCAGGCTTTGCTCAGCCAGAGCCTTCTTGATGGCCTTGGCGATCTTGCGGCCTTCCATGAAGCCGGGATCGCGGGACCAGGTATCCAACTGGATGACAAGCTCGGATGCTTCGATGCAGTCGGCGTCCTCTGGCAAGTCCTGCACCGGCCCGAACGAAATGTAAGGGAACTCGGCAGAAATCTTTCCTTCCTTCGCCGGCACAACGTCGAAGATCCGAATTCCTACCAGCGCGGCCACATCAGGATCAGCCTTCAGGGCGTTGACGATGGCCACCTGCAGTTCATGCGCAGCGTCTTTTGTCATGATCCTGCCGCCACCTTCTTTGCTGAGTCCCTGACGGCCTTGGATACGGCACGTCTGGCGCGACGCTTGTTTGCCCTCCACGAGACGTAGAAGAATGGTTGCGCGGTAGTGCCTGGATGAATCGATCCCGCAAAAAGGCCGCTGTTTTCATGGCGCGCGGTGCCAAATTCCACCCACCTGGCATAATAAGCTTCGCTGTTGCCGGCGTAGATGGTCAGCGTCATCCCGTCCTCACCTGTCGACTTGACAGAGGCCAGAGTGATCGAGCCCTTTGGGGCCTTACCCCACGTCCACCCGATGCTATCCCGCAACTTGCCGTCATCGACCGGCGCCAGATTTTTCATCATCGTGACGATCTCGTCGGCGGTCTTTTCCATCTGTTGGCGGATCATCTGCCTTGCAACTATTGGCAACCGAGCCAATTTGCGCTTGAGGCGGTCAATGCCTTGGATTTTGGTCATCCGCTTGCCACACCGCTCTGACAGAGGAAGTCGAGCCATTGCCGGTCAGTCGTCGGCGTCACATCACGGATATTGAACTCGGTTCCGGATCGAGTATCCCTCACCCGCCAGTCTGTATCCACCTGCCGTGTCTGCGAAGACGAGCGAACGAATATGACCTGTGTGTGCTGCCCTTGAAGGCGATCAGCCATGACGCTTTCACCCCCACGCAAATGCGCAAAGCCTGCACGCGCCTGAAATTGTTCGACCCACTGACCAACAAAGACGCCATCTCCTCGGTCTATCTCTTCCCGCTTGTCGAATGCTACGCGGTGGAAAAGGTCACCCGCTGATCTGGTTTTCGCCATTGCGCTTTGCCTCCGCGTCCTTGCCTGCCCACTTGGCCTTACCGACCGCGATGGCTTCCTCTGCGCACTCGCGCCTTACGGTTCCTTCCCATCCAGCCTCGTAGGCAATCGTCACCTGAGGCGTGGGCTTGTAGTCGAAATTCTCTGTGAATTTCACGCGAGCCATATCAAACCCTCAACCATCTATAGGGATCAAGAAGTAGCCTGCTGGCAGACGGCAGGCCATCTCTTCCGCCACGATTTTCATACATGTCCGTCACGGAGATCATGGCCGCGACCTTGAACACATCACCTTTGCCAAAGGGAACGAGGGGAATGTTGCAGTACTGTAGAACCGCCTGCTCGGCGGCGTCCATGTAAGTCTGGATAGTGACGTCGTCATCGTCGAAATCGACGCGCAGATGCTGCTTAACTTCCTCGAGCGAATAAAGTGGTGCCAGAGTTGCGATGACGACGTCAGCCATAGTGGCAATCCTATTCAGAGGTTTTCAGGTTCTGTTCCACCGCTTCACGGCCCGACAGAGTTGGATCGTTGAAGTCGATACGGTTCTGTGTTTCCGACGTTCCCTTGCGAGGATCGGCATCGACGGCGATGTGTGCCGGATCGACATCCGGTACCGACTGGACAGGTGCGCCGGACGGTGCAAAATCAGACGCGGCAGGGATGTTTGCAGCCTTGCTGCCATCGGGTTTTGCGGCAGGCGTCTTCGCCACGGTCTTCGCCGTGACGGCCTTGCCGGTAGAGGTATTTTTGGTGGCCATTTTGCAATCCTCCGTTGAGGTCAGGGTGAAAGGCGGCAGGAAAATCTGCCGCCTGCGCCGCTTAGGGGTTCACGGCGATCTTGAGCGCACGCATTGGCTCTGGATTGTAAACGCCGCCACCAACGCGTTTCGTCGTGTAGAAGTGCACGAACGGCTTGTTGGTGAACGGGTCGCGCAAAACGCGGATGCCGACGCGATCGACGACCAGATAAGTCGCTTCCATGTCGCCGTAGAGCGCAGCAATCGCGTTCGCGGCCACGTTCGGCATATCCGGGATTTCGACGATCGACTCGCCGGCCAACGTCGCTGGCTGACCTGCTGCAAAGGAAGGCTGCCAGAGATAATTCCCTTGACCGTCCTTCAGCTTGCGCATGGACGCCTGAGCAAGGCGCCCCGTGAACAGCTTGGCGTTCTGCCGGTACACAGCCGGGATCGAGTAGAACAGGTCAATAAACCCATCCGAAGTGAGGGCAGCAGCAGCGCCGCTGTTGATCACCTCAATGGCACCCCAGGGGTGGCGCGCAGCGTTGGCGGCGCCAGTGACGTATGTGAGGACGCCATGCGGCTTGTTGACACCATCGCCGGAAAGGAAGGCAATGCCTTCCTGACGGGCAAACTCGGTATCGACTTCAGCGCCAAGCCATTCTTCCAGGTTGATCGCGGAATCATCGAGCAGCTGCTGGGAGATGGCTGGGTTGGCGTAGATTTCCCCGAGCGGGAAATCCAGCTGACCGATCTGCGGCGTTGAGGTCGCAGGCCGCGCGGCAGTTTCACCGACCCAGCCGGAACCGATGGCGCGGTCGGTAAACAGCTTTTTGAACCCGGCGCCCGTAATCGAAATCACGCGGGCGTTGGCACGGATGGGAGAAACGAGCTTCAGCTTGCCGGTAATGGTGCGGTCCCATTCAACGGGAGCAAGATAGCCGCCGTCCTCGGCAACACCCTTCGTCATCGCTGACTTCACGTCGCCTTTCCGCATATGTGCCTTGAAGGCATCGACATATTCGGGGTCGGCAGGAATGTCTCCAATGACGCCCGAGCCGATATCCGCAGCAGCGAACTTGGCATTGAGGTCGTCGATAGCTTTCTGAAAGTTCGTCTGGAGATCGCCGACAGCGGTGTTGATGCGCTCGACTTTCTCATTGACGACCACGTCGTCGGTTTTCGCTTTCAGCTTTTCATCGTTCGCCGCCTTGAAATCCTCGAAGGCCTTCGTCAGGTCGGCAAGCATCTTCTTCGGATCAGACGCGTCGGCCCGAGGCGCAGCGGATACGGCGCGTGGGCGGGCAGAGAGCGGATTAGCAAGAGCGAATGCGCCGGCGACAAGCGCAGCCGGAAGCATCGCGGGAACTGCCGCTGCGGCTTGGACGATTTCGCCCATAGCGTAGGCATTGGCAGCAGTCAGGCAGGCCGTGGCGATGATCGCCACGAGCGTGAAAAATCGCTTCATGTCGAAGCTCCTATGATTTGAGTAAAGCAGAGAGCGCGGCGATACCGGCCCATTCATCGTCGCCAGCGCCCGGCGTGGCTTCAGTGGCAGCGCCAGGCGTGCCCTTGATCTTGTTAATGCGAGCGCGCGCTTCAGAGCGCGTCATTCCCGCTGATACGAGTGATATCTCGGTTGCACGAAGCTCGTTGATCGACTGGTCGCTTGCCTTCGCATCCTCGTCGACGACCATGGCATCGGAGGCAAGAAGGCCATCAGCAAACCCGCGCTCGATCGCTTGAGATCCAGACATGTATGTTTCTGAATCCATCCATTTTGCGATTTCCTTCGGATCTCGACCTGACCGGGCGGCGTAGAGATCAACCATTGCCTGATCAAATGGCTCAAGCCACTCGCTGGTCTCCCGCATATCGTGCCTGTTACCGACGGCGACGACCCAACAATTGTGGATCATGACGAAGGAAGCAGCCCCGATATGGATAGTGTCGCCAGCCATAGCTATGATCGATGCCGCAGATGCAGCCATGCCCATGATCTTGATCGTAATGGGCTGCGAGTGTTCCCGCAGAACATTGTAGATCGCGATCCCTTCGAACATGTCGCCACCGGGACTGTTGATCTGAACCTCAACCGGACGCGGGCCAATCGCGCGCAGCTGCGCAGCAATCTTTTTTGCGGTGACACCGCCGCCAGACCAGTAGTCCTCTCCGATGGCTTCAAACATGGTGATGACATTGTCGCCTTGATCGACGGCGCGAACACCTGCCGATTCCGAAGCCCACTTGTCGAAGACGCTCGGCTTCGTAAGAGCTGACACATCGCGATTTGCGGGGATCGGTAAAGCGCCTGGTCGAGCCTTGGCAAAGACGCGCGTGCGGTGGTCATGTTTCATTGTCGCGGGTCTCCTTTGGGGCAGCGGCACTCGCTGTGCCCTTGCTGACCGTGTCTCCATCTGGCGTTTCCGGATAATCCGAAAGGTCGCGAACTTCATTCTGCGAGAGCCAGCCCGGCGCACCGCCAGAGCCAAGCGCCTTGGCAAAGAAATCGGCCTGGTCTTTCATCGACCCTCGAAGCAGCGCGCCCGGATTGAATTTTGCGGAATATCGATCCCGTTCACTCTCTTCGAGAAGGCTGCGCTCCGCTGCCTGCTGCCAGCTTTCGAACCACGGCCCGAGCGCGTATTGAACGAAGAACCGCCCGAGAGCCTCAATACCGGATCCCCAGCTTGTCTCATCCACCATCAAAAGCGGACGAGGGACGCCGGTCACGCGAGCAATTTCTTCAACCTGCATCTTGCGGGCTTCGATCAGCTGCGAATCCTTGGCGTTGGTATCGCGCTTGCTGTATTTCAGACCCTCTTCGAGGATCATGTTTTTACCGGCGTTCTCTGCGCCCTCTTTTTCGGCGAGAGAAGATTTCAGGCGCTCGAAAGCCTCATCAGAAAGCTTGCCGGGATGCTCCAGTGCTCCACCTACCATGGACCCGTTCTTGAATATTCGGGCGGCGGCCAATTCAGCGGAAAGAGCAATTCCAATAGCGTCTCTGGCCTGCTTTACGAGCGATATGCCGTTGATGCCGTCGATGGAGATGCCACGAAGGTGGAAAATCTCCTCACCGGCATAGAGTTTCTGACCGCCAGACTTCGGCTGATATCGATAGCTGACCGACCAGTCCGGGTTCTGGATGGGTGTAACCCTTTCCGGATCCAACGGGATCAGGCGAGACACAGCGCGACGGCCTGTTTTGATGTTTTGGCCTCTGATTATCAGGGCATAAGCATTTCCATGAGCCAAAGCCCGCAGCTGCATCAGTACCCGGAAATCGAATGCCGTTTGCCAGTTGTTTGGCTGGCGATGGAGCACCCGGTAGAGAGGGTGATCGGTTGCCTTTTCCTTGGTGTTCTCATCGATCAGCTGAAACGGCAGCATGCCGATCGCATTCGATATCAAGCTGAAAGCACGAAACAGCGAGGTATTACGCATAGCTGTTTCGACGGTGACCGTGGCGCCCGAACCGGACTCATGACCTGTGCGCAGGAATTCCAGAAGGCGCGGATCGTCAAGCGAATAGGTCACATAACCGGTTCCGCCCGAATCCGCTCTTGGCTGCGCTGCCTGCACGTCTGATGCGGAGGATCCGAACAACTTCCCGAAAAAACCCACGTCAAACCATCCTTATGCCGCGAGTTTCGTAAACCGACGGACCGTTTGCCTCCGGGTTCCTGCCCATCAGCTCGCCAGCGTTGAAGGCAGCTACCAAGGGGTCTATCTTGGAGCTGGCCGTTTTCTTCTCGATGTAAATATTGCTGCCGCGCTGTTCGGCACGGGCGTTCTGGACACACCAATTAAGCAGGCCAGAGCCGCAATGTTTCATTGTGCCGTCAGCAAGTTTTCGCTCTATTCCGAAGATCGAGGCGGAAAGTTTGTAGCCTTGCGAAACGGCCTTCACCATCGGATCGACGATCGAGTAACCGGCAAGTTCTTCCAGCAACGCCGTGACACCGTTCGGATCAAGCCCGATCGCACCAACTTCCGGCAGCTTTCCCGCATCACGCAAACTAGCGATGATAGCCGCCGCTTCCTCGACATCCTGAGTGACGCGCTTGCAAATGACCAGGTCACCGGCCCGCTCAAAATCATTGAGTTTTTCGACGATTTCCGGGTGACGCTTGAGAACGGAGGGCTGCGCCCAGGCTTTCGCCCACAGCAACCAGCGCCGAGTCACCTTGTGCCGACCGATCGCCGCAAGCCCCCAAAGGTCAAGAAGTCCGCCAACGTCGCCACCCACAACAATCACGTCGCACTCATCAATGAGATATTGAAGCGTGATGCATTTGTCGGCGGCAGCTTCCCAATAGTCAGCGCCGATCCAGCGATCCGAGTGCAGCGCAAGGCCAATTTCAACATTCAGATGCTGGCTGGCCCAGCGACGCTCTTCTTCCTCACCCTTCTTCTGTGCCGTCTGCCATTCCTCGATCAAGCGATCGAGTGTGATGGATCGGCCCAAGTTCGGCAGGACCATGTGCCAGTTCTTCGGATCCTTCCAAGGCTTCCTATCGCTGGTCTGCATCTCCTCCGGAAACTCGTAGAGAACCGGGAGGGTGCTGCTATCCGTGATGCTGCCATCACGAACGCCGCGAGCATATTGAAGTTCTGACTTAAAGACACCCGACGGCGGTTCGTCGCTCTGGGTGGTGATGATGATCAGAAACGACTCTTTGTTCGGGATCAGGCCGCCGCTAATCTGGCCTAGAACACGCGATGCGTATGAATACGACGACATGACGTGCAGCTCGTCGAGCAGAACACCGGCTGGCTTGGAACCCGTCAAGACTTTCATGTCGAAGGTCTTGATGCGCAGCTTTGCCTTGTTGAGCCGGTCAACGATCGTCTTTTTATGCTCGATGGCATGGAACCGTTTTGCCAGATACGGATCCGCTTCGATCATGCCAGCGGCCTGCTGATATGCAGTGTCGGCAACATCCTGCGTCGGACCGATCAGCAAGAACTCGGCGCGTGGTCGCTTGTTCATCAACAGCGCCGTCACCATAATTCCAGCGCCGCCAGTCGTCTTGGAATTCTTCTTCGGTACAAGGCCGAAGACATTTCGAACGTGCCTCTCTCCCTGTTCATCGATCGAGCCGAAGATTGCCCTGACGATATCTCGAAACCAGTCGCCGGCGGCGTCCTTCATGTACGGCTGGTCAGGCACATCCGGAAGACGAAGGTTATCGAAGATGCCGACAGCCCTGTTGCCCTCATCCAGATCAAGAGGAAGATCCGGAACAATCGGTCGACCATCGCGAAGCCGATCTGCCCAGTCGGGACAAGAAAAATTCCACTCAGCCTTTATTGCAGAAGCGAAGCCCATGGAGTGCCTTCATGCGCCGTATGGGCGTCTCTGTCGGCGGCCTCCTTTTTGCCGAGCTTTTCATCCGGCGTTTTCTCCGGAGATCTCGGTATCGGCACAGCGGGCGCACCCTGTTTTTCGATGATGTCGAAGATCCGCGAGATGGCGACGGAGTTGCCGGACTTCATTTTCTTGAGCGTGACTTCCAGCGCCATGCCCTCAATCCGGTCAGCACCATCCTGAAGCTCCCGGGAAAAATTCTTCCGCAAAGTCTTCTCGTCGCATCCAATGTACCCTGCAATGCGAGGCTGGGTCCAACCTGCCGCCCGAAGCAAGCAGACAAGCTCTTGATTTTCATTGGTTTTCGCAAACGATGGCCGTCCGCGCCGATCCTTGATTGGCATCACCGGTTTGCCGAACAGATCGTATTCGACATCCTTGCCGGAAAAATCGTCTGTCACGGTAAAAAAAATCTCCGAATGTGGGGGACGCGGGTGCGGGAGGTCGAGGCCTTCCCGACTTTCGACCCCCCCCCTCCCGATGTGACATTTCGGTCACAGATATCAAAGGTGTCTAGGCACCCGCCTGATCGGTCAGATCGTCATCGACTTCGACAACGACGTTCGTACCACTCACCAATCCGGCCAACCGAAAGAGCCATGTCGCGACGGTCATACGAGGACCAAACATTCGAGGCATCTTCACACCGATGCGAAGACGACGAAGAAGATCAGAACCATCAACGATGATCTCACCACAGTCTCGTGCCATCATCTCCAACGGTCTCGCGACCGCTCCTCTCGTTGCTTCAGTGTGTCGTGACAAGGCTTGCACAGCGTTTGCAGGTTCTTCTCATCGAAGAACAACGCCTCATCACCCTTGTGAGGCGTGACATGGTCGCAGATGAGTTTCGACGTGTTGCCTTCGATCTTGCCACAGCCCGCCATCTGACAAGTGAACAAGTCGCGCTTGAATGTCTCAATGCGCAGGCGCTTCCATCGAACCAGCTGGTACCATTTGCGCCAAGGCTCTGCGGTCTGCCGATGCTTGTTGCGGTCCTGCTCATCACCAGGTGCGGGACCCAGCCGAGGAGGCAACGTGCCGAGCGTCGGCTTGAGTGTGGTAAGTCTACTGGCCATACCTACAATGCAAAAAGGCGACCGTCTGGCCGCCTTGTGGTTCGTCGTCGCATAGCTGTAGCACTGGCCCTGAATCGGTGTCTCGCTTGGGAGACTGTCAGGACTGGGTGCGGGCGCGAGCGTAACCGCCACTAAGAACCGCATCGACCGTGGGCAGATTTGTACTCACACTTTCTCAAGCATTGCAAGCGGCATGTTAAACACCGTGGGCTTTCCGAAGATGACGATGGTGACAACCGCATCACCGTGTCCGGCCTCACCAAAGGCGTCTACCTCAACCTCAAAGCCAACAAACGGACCACTTGTAATTCTAACCTTGTCACCCTTCTTAATGGCGTCAGAGCGGCGGCTGTGGTCATATGCGCCAGCCTCCGCCAATTCCTTGAACTCATTGATTGTTTCATTACTGATCTTGACGGCATGATCGCCGCCCATAACGATGCTTTTGACGTGATCGAAAGACAATATTCCACGTAGTGCATGGTTGTCTGGCAGGCAGAACACGAACAGTATTCCATTGAAAACTGGGGTCTTTGCGGCGGGAATCCGGCGCCTGTGTCGCTTCCTTTCCGGCCCCATGCGCATGATCACGCAAGCCTCTATACCGGCCTCGATCATGGCATTTTCAACAGCCTTTTCCCGTCCATACTCGACGCGCGCTATCACCCAAGCCGAATCACGCACGGTAAGCGCCCTCTGTTTCGACGCCGATTCGCGCTCATGAGCGACCCTTGCCGCCTCCTGAGCGATCTTGTCCAGCTTCATAAGCCCTCTGAGGGATACGCCGGAAATGCCGTCAAACTTATGCTGCATCATCGTTCCGTCCCTCGTTAAGTCTGTCTTTGAATTTTTCGATTGCGACGAACACGGCCTCATCGAGGTCGGCTACATCAGCAGGCAATGGCGGAAACTGGGCAAAATCCAGAACATCGGGAGCAACCGGCCACGGCCAGCAGCGCTCTGCATAGGCACGCCTCCATGCCTCCCAAACCTCGCCACCAACAGCGACCTTTTCGAAGTCCTTGCTGATCTCGATAATCCGGTTCACCACTGTGAAGCGGCGACGCTCCATCAGCTGCACGGCCTCTGGCCAGCCCTGCTTTTCCTTCTTGTCACGCCAAATCAGATCGTTCTTTTCAGGGTGCGCATTGACGATATGCTGCTCCAACGGAGTGAGCGACAATACTCGAACAGGCTGTAGCAGCTTGGACATCAGCATGGCGCGACCAGCTCGCGAGAACACAGTGAAGGTTTCCGAGCTTTCGGCCTGCGGAGAGATCGGCTGAGGCTGAGAGAGCTTCGTCCAGCGCCGCTCATTCAGGTACTTCGCCGCAGAGCAGAGATACTTTCGACCGGTGGACAGAGCTACAGTCTGATAGTTCTCCGAGAGAGCAAGGGCAGCGGCACGCTCATCCGGCGACAGTGCGCACCATTCTCGGCGGGCATCCCGCTCGCTGTCGTGAATGCTCGTCTTCCACGAAAAGAAGAACCGCTTAAACGCTGTCTCAATCGCTTTCGGATTTTCTTCCTCAATCCTTGCAACCGCGCCGGCAGGCGTCTCTCTCTCTTTTCGTTCAACAGGAGGCGTTAAAGGAGAGGCGTTAATAGGTGCCGGTCCAGAACAGGCAGGGGGTGCCGACTCTGGGCAGGCAGGGGGTGCCGATATACCGGCAGGGGGTGCGTCGTTTGCGAACTCGGAAGTAGGATCAAATTCCTTTTCATCTTCCTCATCCCATGCATCAAACGCAGAGCTTGCGACGGCAGAATCATAGATCACGCGATACCAATGAGCGCTATCGCGTCCATTCGCGCTGACGACTTCGCGCCGCTCGACCGCGCCAATTTCCACCAGCCGCGTGATCGCCGATTGCACTGTTGAGCGCGAGCAGTTGAGCGCCTGCGCAAGCTTCACCTGGCTGCGCCGGCACCATCCGTGACGCGTGTTGGCGTTGCGACCAAGCATGCACAGCACTTGCAGGTCTTTCCCCTTCAGGCGCGGATCTGCGATAATCCAGCCGGGAATGATTGATAGTCTTGGCTCGTTCATCTGCCCCTTCCCCTTAATACCGCGCAGCCGGAAGCCCCAGCGCGATGCGTTCCATACGCCCACGCGCCGCGCCCACTTCCATGCGCATTGATTTGTCGCCGTCCGCACCGCGCTCGCGCCGCAGATCCGCCAATTCTATTTCGAGATAGTCGAGGCCCTCGCGGAACCGTGCGTTCAGCAGCCGGTTTCGGATGGTCATTTCGCAGGAGAGCAGAACGTCGAGCGGACACGACAATAGCCACGCCGCCCGCTCCTCGCGCGTCCGCGCCGCCTCCAGCTGCTCAATTCTCGGTATGATCGCAATCATGCCGCCACCGCCGTGACAGCAAGATGTCCGCAGTTCGCTGCGACAAGCGCCCTTGCGACGGGCGGGCAGACGCTGTTACCGACACAGGAGACCTGCACCTCTTTCGAGAACGGAACCCATGTCGGTTCGCCGCCGCGTGAGCGATCGAAATACCCGTCGATCTGGTAGTCGCGCGGGAAGCCCTGCGCGTTGAACAGCTCGCGAGGCGACAGCATGCGCATGCCGATGTCGACCACCACGAATGTGACGCCGTCGATTTCAATGGTGACGAATTCTCGCTCATCCCAGACGCCATGCGCCCGAAGGAAGTCAGCAACCTGCCGTGCACGCGCGGCCTGCGCTTCGGTGAAGGGCGGAGCGTCCACGGTCGCCTCGATGTGCCCGAAGCGGTCACGCGTCGTGATTGTCCGGCACGCTTCATCCTCGCGAGCACCCTCTCCGGTCCCATAGTAGGATTGCAAATACGGCATGATGAGGCGGCTTTTGCCCTGCCCTTCCGGCATAATCGTTGCGGATGGTTCAACCACGCTGTGACCTGTCGAGGTGCCGAAGTCTCGCGCGATGTAGGCCGAGACAAGCTGCTGATGACTGCCGGTCTGGGTGACGGTCGACAACGCCTCATCCAATGGACGGCCCGGATTGACACCGCCGACGCGCCGACTGTCATTGTTGGCTTGAGCCATGTAGCCGACCAGAACCGAATTCTGATCTTTCTTGCTGGCTGTAATGGTATGCGACTGCCCATCCACCGGCCTGCAAGCGCCACCCTGCTGAGCATAGGTCAGCACCGGCGCCAGCAAGCCAAGGGGCGCCGCCCCACCTGGACGCTTGATGTAGCTGTTTGCGGTGATCGTTGGCAATTGATCGTCCATAGCAACGCCAGTTGCGCCAGTGTTAAAACGCTGGATAGACGGCGAGATCAGAGCCTTTTCGCCACGATGAGCGCCGGTAATAGTTTTAAGGCTGTCATCGAGATCTTCGACCCGACCGCCATGCGTCAGATTGGCGAGGAATGGCCGCCGGGCCTTTAGAACGAACCGATCAAAGCCACGTGCCACGCGAGCCTGAGATGCATCCGCGATTGGTCGCACGGACCGAACGCCGAATTTTTCCCATATCTCTGCCGAGGTATCGAAAATCGAAGGGCAAGGCAGGCTCCAATCAATTTCATTCGCCATGATCGGCCACGGAAGCTTACGTCCTGCAACTACGTCAGCGTCGTCAGGTGCACCGTGCGTCTCCTCTGGCCAGACGATGGGTTTGCCATCGAAACGCAGGATGATGAAAAGCCGCTTGCGGATGGTCGTGGCACCATAGCTGCGGCCACGGATCTCGCGACTTTCCATTTTCCCGCCGAGCTGGCGAAGCTTCTTGCACCATTTCTGGTAAGTCTGGCCTTTCCGCTCAGGATCTGGCCGCAACCCCTTTTCGGTCTCGATCAGCGGACCGTAATCCTTGAACTCCTCGACATTCTCCATGATGACGACATCAACCTTGCCGCCGCTCTGCTGGATGCGCTCGATCCAGCCGGGAATGATCCAGCAAAGGTCGCGAATATTACGCTCGACCGGCTTGCCGCCCTTGGCCTTGCTGAAATGCTTGCAGTCTGGAGAGAACCAGGCGAGGCCAATATGCTTGCCGCGCAAATGATCGAGAGGATCGATCTTGTATACGTTCTCCGACAGATGGATTGTCTCGGGGTGATTAGCCTCATGCAGCGCCAAAGCCGCCGCATTGTGGTTGATCGCATAATCGGGCGAGCGGCCAAGCGCTTGCTCAATCCCGGTCGAGGCGCCACCGCCACCAGCGAAACTATCGATGATATACGGACCATGCGGCCCAAGAGCAGGCACCGCGACCGAGTGACGAAGCTCAAACAGATTTCCGGCGTACGCATTCATGCCGCACCGCCTTCCTGCCTGCTGAAATGCTGGCAAGGCGGACTTTCAAAAAGGATCTCCGGCTCACCGGCCTGATTGCCCCAGAACGACCAATTGCCGCGCAGCCTTACATCACCGTCCGCAAGACTTTCGCGACGTTGGAACATTTCGAGTTTTGGTAGCGTCGGGTAAAGCCGGTCGATCTGCTCAGCGAACCAGACCGGCTTTCGGCTATGCGGTCCCTTCTTTTCAGCATAGAGGCTGGGCGGCTGCGTTCCCATTTCAGGCGCAAGCGAGATCTTGCCGCGCTTGCCGATCAGCAGAATTTCCGCTCGATCGCGGACCCACCGGCCCATGCCGATATCGACCTTATCCCACACGATGCCGGAGACGAATTCGAAGCCCCATGCGCGCATCACAGCAATGCCGTCATCCAAACGGTTCATCGGCACCCAGAAGAAGAGGACGGCGTCTGGTGTGAACGGAGATTTATCCCCGGCACACAATGCCATGATTTCTTCGAGCGGCATGGAGGGGTACATCAACCCCTTGTCCTGACCAGTTTCGTCAGACCAAGCCTCCTGTTGCCACGGTGCATCGACGTATCCGACGGGGAAGGCGCGGCGCGGCATTTCAGCGCTGGATCTGCGACCGTTTTTCGCGATCAATTCAACGAGGCGAAAGCGAGATTCACGATTGACCGCCTGTTTTGCAGTGCGTATTTCCTTGCTTTCAGCCGAAATGGCCTTATCTGCCGCGATCAATTCGCGCGCGTATTGCTCTTGCGCCTGCGGAGTCTCGAGCCTTTTGATCTGATCCAGCGTCACGCCTTTGTCGTGTCGTGTGCCACTCAACAGATGGAGAGCCATGGCGGAAATCTTCTCACCACGTTCAACGTCGCGCTGAATTGTCCGCTCTTTTTGACCGGTCGCCTCGGCTGTCGCCGCCGTGAAACGCTTGGCCTCTAATGTAGCTTCGCCAATTTGGCGAAGCTTCTCGCGACCGTTTCCAATCGCTCCGTTCGCCGTTTCCGGGTGCTTGACGAGATAGATCTCCTTCCGGCGCGCGAGAAACAAAGCTCGGTACGCTGGCGTCAAATCAGAACGGATGAGGTTTTCATCAATCTCACAAAGCTGTCGGTCGAGATCATCTCCGTCATAGTGGAAGCAAAGAACCTTGATGCCGAGGCGACGGCATGCTTCCAGTCGATGCCCGCCAGCACCGAGCTTGACGCTCGCGTCGGAGGCCTTTCCATACACTTCAATCGGTTGGCGCTGCCCGCTGCGCTCGAAGGCGTCCATAAGCGCAAGGACGGTTTTCTCATCCAAATCTCGAAGCCGGTTCCCTACGTCGATTGACTGCGGATCACGCGCGACGGCAACTTTCATGGCCGGATTGTCGAGTGCAGCCGCGTCCGGAAACCTGCCGGTTTCCCGCGCCCGGTCCAGCACGGCTGTCGCATACTCACCCGGACGGAAAAGGTTTCCGTCTTTCGGGTCTCGCGTGAGATACCGGTGCCCCATCGCCGAGCACGCCGCGCGTACTTCCTGCGCAGTCTGGCAACGATACTGACCATCGCGCACAGCTGACGCGATGATCGACAAGCCGGCTTCCTTCGGCATTTGCAGGTTTTTCGCCGTCATGCCGCACCACCTTTACGCATCAGGCGCTGGTCAGCCTCGCGGATGATCTCGGCGGCACGTGCAGGCGATGCCCCGCGACCAAGAAGCTTTTCTGCTAAACGAGGGGTGAATTCAAAGCCCGCGAAGTTGATCGCGATGCGAACTTCACTAGGCAAGTCGTCAAAACAGACCATGCGAGGGCGCCTGCTTTGTGACAAGAGATGATTCTCATTCATCGCAAGACTCCCTCTGAATTAGGGAGAGGAAATGTTTAGGAAGTATATTAGAGACAAGGTCGCTAGCATCATCCGGAACGCAATAGTTCTTCACTCTTTTGAGTAAAGCTAATCTTCGTTCAGCCCGTCTAATTTCAACATCCAATTCATACCACCGCAGATCTTGGACCGACGTCAGCGGTTCGGCTGTTTTGCGCTTCTCACGGTGTGAGTTTCGTTTTTTTCTGCCGGAAATCGCGGCAATCTCTGCTCGGATACGTGATTTGGTTGGCTGATCACCTGAACGAAGAATCTCATTGAGTGTTCGTCGGATAATTGAAGGGTCGCGTTCTACAGCATCCCTCAGATCCCGCCCCTCAGTAATTCTAAATCGATCGACGCCAAGCTCTTTGCGAGTTAATTTCTTTTCTTGTGCCCCGCGACGACTGCCCCCAAGCGAGGACAAAATGCCGGATTTCTGGGCTTTATCGTATTCTTCGGTGAATCGAATTTTGGCCAACGCTTCGATTTCAATGGCGTCAGCCTGAGCGCGTCTCGCACTGCTTATCACGTCGTCACGAGCGCCTTTCGCCCTTGCTAGCCGCTCCGCCGACCTGGCAGCATCGTAAGCAGCCGCAGCAAGGTGCTGTGCGTCAAGAATCTCCGCCGAAGTCGTGGCAGCCTGAAGCCTTTCTGCTGCGTTTCGTATTGCAGATTGCAGACCTTTCTCCGACACTTTCGTAGGGTTGATTGCTATCTTTTTTCCAGACATCAGTGCACCCCCATCCACTTGCGGAGGTATGCCTGCCCGCTATTGGTAATCATCGCTTGCCGCTTGTCGTTGGACAGGCGAACGTAACCGGCGCGCATGCACTGGACGGCGGATGGCAATTCGCCGTGGCGAATATCGCACCAGGCGTCAGCGCGAGCCACGTGTCGCAGAAAACTGCGATCACGATCCGAAATTGGATGCTCAAAAAGAGAAACAGCGGCGTTCAAAGTCCTGCCTCCTCGACAATGCGGCAAACCTCGATCTCGTCGAGGCCAAGCTCCGCAGCGATTTCATGGGTGGATTTTCCAGCATGCCAAAGGTCGAGAACCCGCGCGGTGCGAGCCTCTTTCACGAGTTTGGAGCGACTGGTTTCGGCCATGCAAAGCGTCATGAGCCACCACCAATCAGGCCGCTGCGAAGCTCCTGCATCTGGGCAATTGCATCGTCGAGGAGCGGTAGAAGCGTGCGACGCTCGTGATTATCGATCTTCCCATCAAGAAAAGACGTGATAAGCGCGGACAGCAGTTTGCCCTTGGTGTCGGCCAAGCGACCGACATCCTCCATATCCGGCGCGTCAGCTTCGGATTCATTCTGGACGAGACGAAACCCGCTCATCTGAGCCATAAATTCCGTGACCAGAGGATAGCCTGCCATGCGCTCGACATCGGCAACGACATCGAGCGGCATGAACTCTTTTTCGCGCGGAGAGGCGTAGCGCGACAGGTGCGCCTCCCCAACCCGGCTTTCCTTGGCAACGTTGGATGCACCAACCTGACGGAGAAGCCGGCCAACGGTAGCCTTCAAGTCGCGCCGCTCTTCCTGAGAGGTGGGGCGCATGTTTTCGGTCTCATCTGGGCGCACGAAATCGTCCTCGAAAATCAAGGGAATCTTTTCGGAAATTCTTCCGGTGAATTTGTTGGAAGCTGCGATTAGCTTCGTAGAGTCCAACCAAGAAAAGGCGGCCCGCATGACATCGAACCATCAAGAGAAGAACCGCCGGAGCCGGGAGGAGAGGCGTCACGGCGGGTGCGCAAAAGGGAGAGGACAAACCCCTGCGCAACAGGAAAGACGTTCCGGACGGAAGGGTCCGCAGGCGTGCAAAGCCTCTTCCGTCCGGTTTCCCGCTCGTCGCCTGGCCGTTGAACGGCGGGATTGGTTGCAGCGGCAGGATTTGACCCTGCGACATCGTGGGTATGAACCACGCGGGATGACCGCTTCCCTACGCTGCGGAAAAAATGGAGCGCCATCATTCTGCGGCCTCCTGAGAAACTCGGAAAAAATCATCTGGGGAAAGCTCAATTCCCTGCGCGCGCGCATGAGCAAGCAAAACGAATGCATCGGCTTGGGGAATAATTCCACCTGTGCCGCCCCGATCCTTGGGATACATCCAACGATAGACCCGAGAGATGTGCTTACCAGTTACGGCAGACACCTTGTCGATGCCAATTTTGGCAATCACCGACTTCGCTGGCTCTAGATGATTTTCGCTCATATCGCGATATTTGCGATTATCGCGATTTAATGTCAACCGATTTGTTGCGAATATCGCGATAGATTTTTTTGCGAAATACGCGAAAGTCTGCCCTATGCAAGATCCACAGCACGAAATTAAGAACTGGCTCGACCAGAAGCTCAGGAATGCTCCGCGCGGAACCGCGAGTGAGTTGGCAGAGAAGATCGGCGTATCGTCGACCATGCTGAGCAGGATGAAACCGACCACAAAAGAGCCGCGAAAGATCAGCCTTCAAGAGATTGAGGGTATCGCTCGCTTCTTTCAGGAACTTCCACCAGGCTATGAGGAAATGGTCAGCTGGCTGAACTCATCGAGCGAGCCGCAACCTCCAGCGCGACGGCCCAAGCCAAACGCGAGCTTCCCTCCCCGATGGCAGGCTTTTCCCGGTGACGTATCCATTCCCTTGAGAGGCCAAATTTCGGCAGGGCCGAACGGTCGCTTCATCATGAACGGCCAAGACATTGCGCGGGTATTCTGCCCACCAGGCTTGGAAGGCGTTGAAGGCGCTTACGCCGTTCAGATTCAAGGAACTTCAGGCGAGCCGCGCTTCTACCATGGGGAGACAGCTTGGGCTAATCCCCATGCGCGGTATCGCAAAGGCGACGACGTGATCGTTCAGATCCTTGGCGACTTCGAGGACGATGAAGTGTCCAGCTACATCAAACGCTTTGAGAGCCAAAGCGGTGATGTTTTACGGCTGTATCAGTACAATCCAGGACCCGACGAAGCACATGAGTTAGAGTTCCCGACAGACAAAGTCTTCAGCATTCACAAGGTTGTTTTTCACGCAATGCTGTGACCGGCGTGTTCCGCGCGCCAAGTTGGTCGAATTGTTAAATTCCTAAATGCCGGAAGCTTTTTGGGGCACTCGCTGCACCTGATTTTCCGGCATAATTGCATGTAATTATATACGCCGAGATCACCGGCTTTTCGCAAATTATCCAGACCAAGAATCCGAGAATGGCCACAGTCATCGCAAGCCACGTAGAGGTTGGATAGCTCAACAATTAATCGCATCGCATCCGGATGATCGATTGGTGGCCGTTTCATTCTCCCATCCTTTGTTCTTGTTCCGTTCATGCTAAAAAAGCATCTTCGGGCGAAAGAGTCGAGTCGGTTTTTGCTGATTCGTTTTCGCGATCGACGCATCGCTTCCTGACTGCACCGTAACTATAATCGCGATTATCGCGAAATTATCGCTTGACTTATTTTGCGATTATCGCGAAATTCCGTCCATCCAAGCAAACCACATGGCTTGGACAAAGACCGGACGGCACCCCAATCCCCCTCGCCTCGATGCCGTCCGGTCTCCCCTTCAACGGATGGAGACCGACATGAACGTCAGTGCGATGAACGACAATGAGAAGATCGAAGCTATGGCCGCCGCGATGCGCCGGTTTGGCGAGGGCTGCACCCGCGAGCAGCTGAACCTCTATTTCCCGAACGCCGATATCGACCGCCTGCACGAACAGGCCCGGATGAAGGCGAACGACGAAGCGCTCATGGAAGCGGCCTGACGCCACGTCCGGTTTCGGTGACCGTCTCTCCCCCGAGGCGGCATCCGAAATGGATGGAGGCCAACATGACCCAGATATCCCCCGCTTACCCCTTAGCCTGCAAGAACCTCGGCACATTTCACAAGGTCGAGCCAACACCCTATTGCCGCATGATCGTCGTCAGCGTTACCGCCGTCGCCTTTCTGGCGCTGTTCATGGCTGCTTCGATCTGCGGCGCCCGCATCGTCGAGGTGGAGCGTCAGCTGCAGCAGGACGCACGCATATGATCCGCCTCATCCTTTTCCGAATCCGCATCGAAGAAGCGGCGGACGCGATGCGCGGCGACATGGTCGAGCTTTGCAAGATCGACGTGATCGTCATCACCCTGAACGCGCTTCGCGCACCGCAGATCGACCTGCGCGAACAGGGAGGAATCTGGCAATGAGCGCCGAGATCTTCATCCTTCCCGTTCGCAAGCCGCCCGTGCGCCTCGTCTTTTCCGCTGGCGGCCAGCGCAAGACTGAAAGCGACGCGTTCGTCGAGCGTCAGCTTGCGGAGGCAAACTCACACCTGGTCGGCGCCCAGTCCGACATTGCCCACGCCTTCAAGGTCGTCACCAACGGCAAAACCCTGCCCGAACACGACGCGACCATGACGGGCGACACGCTTGAATCAGTCCTGCGCGCCGCCGTTCCCCTTCTCAATCTCTCCGGAGCCAGCAACCGCGACCGCGATCTTTCGCGCGCCATTCGCCAATGGCTCCAGGTCAACGGGAGCCTAGACCATGACTAAATCCGCCATCGTGCGCGAAGCGCGCATCCTTCAGACCCTCGTCGGTTCCGTCTTCGCCATCGCAATGGTGACGGGCATGCTGGCCGGAGTGCTCTGACATGCGCCAGAACAACAAGCTTGGCGGCGCAAAGCTTCCGTCCGCCGTGATGCTCATTCGCTGCGCGCAGATGGGCATGGGTCGCACCCAGATTGCCGACCATTACGGCGCCAGCATCAAGCGCGTGACGACGCGGCTGCGCGAGCTGGGCGTCGACGCTCCGCTTTACGGCAAGACATGGCGCGAGGCGCGGTTCAGATTCGACACCGTGGTTGTCCGCCGTTTCAGCAGCAGCATCACCCTGCCCTGCCCTGCGATCTATGCCGCCGCGCTGGAGAATCCCCATGGCTGAGACGACGGCAATTTCGTGGACGGATTACACCTGGTCGCCTTGGACCGGCTGCGCCCGTATCAGTCCAGCATGTGACGGATGCTATGCCGCACAGCTGATGGACACGCGCATGCATCGCGCCGAGTGGGGCGCACCGGGTTCCGGAGAAGGCACCCGCAGCCTAATGTCCGAGGACTACTGGAAAAAGCCGATCGCGTGGAACCGCAAGGCAGCAAAAGCAAATGCTGAACGCCCGCCGTTCGTGTTCCCGTCGCTCTGCGATCCGTTCGACAATGCCGTACCGGCGGAATGGCGCGAGCGATTTTTCCAGCTTATCGACGAAACCCCTTTTCTCATTTGGCTTCTGCTGACGAAGCGCATCGGCAACATCGAGAAGATGACGAACGGCATAACGATGCCGCGCAACATCGCGATCGGCGCAACGTTCTGCAATCAGATCGAATGGAGCCGTGATTGGCTTAAGTTGCAGCGCGCCAAGGAAGCGACCGGAGCGATATTCACATTCGGCAGCTACGAACCGCTACTGGGCGCCATCAGGTTCGACGGCACCACATTGCCGGATTGGCTGATTACCGGCGGCGAGACTGACCAGGGCGCGCACAAGGCCCGTCCCACGCACCCGGAATGGTTCCGCATGATCCGCGACGCCGCAGCAGATGCTGGGAAGGCCTTTCACCACAAGCAGAACGGCGAATGGGCGACAGGCTTCTTTGAGGATCTCGGAGACATGGCCGTGTTCAAGCCCGACGAACCGGGCGTGAAAGTACCCGCCCTCGCAAAGGCCGATTGCCATTGGTTCGACGAGCGCGAGTGGCCGGAAGGTTGCGGCGCCGTCCGCGTCGGCAAGCGCAGATCCGGCCGCACGCTCGACGGCGTCGAGCACAATGCAATCCCTGAAATTGAAGTTGCGACAGTCAGCGTTCGGCATAGCCCCGCGCCGTCTGCGCTCGACCTCTAACCTCCCAAGCGAAAGGCTACGGAAATGATCAGCCAACCGACGGCATCAAAATACGTCTCCGTTGAAGCCAAGGAATTGGCCTCGGCGCTCAAGCTGGCGAACTCTATTATCGAGGTGCGAAACACCATCCCGATATTGAACGACGTTCGCCTCAACTACGGGAAAAAGGGATTGTCGGTCGAAGCGACCGACCTCGACTTGCACGCGACCATCCACGTTGACGAGGTCGAGGGCGCTGGCACCTGGTCGCTGTGCGTCCCTGCACGTTTCCTCGCAGCCGTGGCATCTGCCGCAGGAACCGGGTGGGTTCACATTGAGCCGGCTCAGGTCGAAATAAAGAACGAGAAGACAGGCGCGACATCAATCCGGCACAGCGCCGAAATCCGTGTTGGTGTCGCATCCTACACGGTCGAGGCGCATGCGCCGGAAGACTATCCAACCATCGCAGGCGAAAAGGCCGGTATGGTCGAGCGCTTCACCAACGGCCATTTCGCGCTTGCGCTGAAAAAGGTGTCCGGCTGCATCTCGACCGAGGAGACGCGCTATTACCTGAATGGCGTCAACTGGGCATCCACGCCCAACGGCAGACGCATGGCCGCCACGGACGGCCACCGCCTGGCGCTGTGCAGGTACGCAGCGAACGAAGACGAAACTGCCTTCAGCTACATCATCCCCCGCAAGACCGTGGGCGTGATCTCGCAGTTCCTCGCCAATGCCGACGTCGAGATCTTCTCCGTCAGCAACGGCAACAAGGTCATCGATACCGTGCTCGAATTCAAAGGCCCCGGCCTGGTTCTTCGGAGCAAGCTCATTGACGGCACGTTTCCTGATATCGAGCGGGTGATACCGAAAGAGTTTGCCCACCGTCTTGAGATCCGGACTGACGAGATGCTTCCGGCGATCCGGCAAGCTACCGCTATCGGCGGCTGGCGTGGCTCAGCCATTCGGTTGCACGGCGTCTCTGGCAAGCTGCATGTCGAAGTCAAGAACGAGGAGATTGGCACTGCCAAGGTTTCCACCTCGTGCGATTGGCCGGAAGATCTCGCGCCGATTGGCGTCAACAGCCGATACATGGCCGACATGGTCAAGCGCTGCCAAGGTTCAGTTGCCATGCAGCTAAATGGCGATGGCGGTCCGATTGCCCTTGCCGATCAAGATCCGGAAATGACCCGGCTCCTCATGCCGATGAGGGTTTAGTCATGAGCGAGCAAGCTAAAGCAGACAGCCATATCGACCTCATCGCTCTTGCGGATCGAGTTGCTGCGGGACAGGTCAAGGCTTTGAGCATCAAGCAGCCTTTCCCGCATCACATCTTTCATGACGGCAAAGACGTTGAAAACAGGGACTGGCCAACGAAAGGGCGCGGTTGGTTCATCGTTCATGCTGGCGTCTCGAAATCCGAGATTGATAAAGACGATGAAGAACAGATGGCGATGCCACGTGGCGGCGTCGTAGGCATGGCTCGAATTGTCGACTGCGTAAGAGAAATGGACAGCCGGTGGTTCTTTGGCAAATTCGGCTTCGTCCTCCGCGACGCATTTCCCCTGCCACTCATACCCTGCCGAGGCCAGCTTTCGTTTTTCAAGCTTGAGCCTGCTGTGAACCAGCTTCTAGCCGACGCAATCCGCCAGCGCGCGGGCGTCACGGCGGATCAATTGCGAGGAACCGAACAATGAGCGGATCTCGTCAACGCCGTAAAGAAGCTACCTTCCGGTCAGGCCGGGAAGAGGGCTTGGCCACAGCAGAGGCCGAACGCAACCTGTTCAAGGGCAAGTATCGGTCGATTGTCACGCTCCTTAACACCACTCGCTGCCAGCTCCAGGAGATCTTCGACCACGTCGACGACGAGGGAGACCGGCGGTACTTCGGCAGCACGAATCATGTCGATTGGTTGAAAGGTCTCCTCGACGACATGGACGGCTGGTCGATCGACGCCATGCTGCCAAAGGGCGATATCAACAAGATGGAGGCCGACCCTTACGCAGAAATTCGCGCGCAGCGGGCTCGTGCGGAGGCAGCAGAGGCCGAGGTGAAGCGCCTGAAATCGGTGCTCGGACCGATAGCCGAATTGGCTGGCGACGTATCGGAATTGTGGCCTGATGACGCTCAGGTCGTAACCGAAATCGGACATTTTCGCCGCGCCCGCACCGCCCTCGCCAGCACAGGAGGCGAACACCATGCGGAGTGAAAAGCAGATAGAAGCAGCGGCGCGCGCCATATGCGCAGCCAAAGGGTTAAATCCAGACTGCTTGCATCAGATCAACGTCTTCGATGGGAAAGACCATTTCGACAGTGAGGATGATCGTGGACGCCGATATGTGATCGGTTGGCGACTGCAAGAGAAGTTTGCCCGCGCCGCCCTCGAAGCCGCCCTGTCCGCTGCGGAGCCGGTAGCGTGCGAGTACGAACAGGATAATGGTGACGGCACATACAGCCCGACCTATGCCCGCTGGCCTCTACCGCCACATATCAAGCCACATGGCGATATGCCGGTTAATCTGTTCTACGCCGCCCCTCCCGCGCCATCCGTGGCCGTAAAGGCTATCGAACTGGATGGCGTGTCTGATGCTATCGCATACGGTAAAGGTATTTGGCGAACATGCACGGGTTGCCACGAGAGCAATGAGGGATATCCGACCGGCCCGTTTAGTGACACGCTAAAATGCCACCTCGGCGGTGGCTGTTTCGAATGCGGCGGCATTGGCGCGGTTTGGGACACGACTGATTACGAGGAAATGGGCAACTTTATCGCCCTCTCCGCACAGGTGCAGGACGCGCCGCTAAAACCAAATGTACTTCCCCTTGCGGTCACAGGCCAGACGGAAATCGAACCCGGTGTAACGGCTGCCGATTTAGGGGCTAACGCCGAACCAGAAGACGACGGCGATGCTTGCCCTGCTTGTGGCGGTGCCAGCCGCATGGGTCCGTTCTTCCCCGGCGGACGATCAACGATCTGCGGCAACTGCACCAGCCCATCCCCGCTATCGAATGTGGAGGGAGCATCAGATGCTTAGCCGTCGCGCTTTTCTCATCGGCACATCGGCGCTTGTCGCCGCACCAGCGCTGCCAACCATCGCCATGCCGGCTCCAATCGTCACAGCAGCACGCAGCGCCGCACCCATGTGGGCAGTTGGCACCCCGGGCGAATTCGACTGGCAGGCCATTCGCGCAGCCACTCCGGAGAAGGCATTCAAGATATGGATGCAGGAACAGGACTGGGATGCGGAACACGAGATGGAATTTGATCCCGCATTTGTAACTCGAGTCGAGCAGTGGGATAGCCTGCGCAAGGTCAACCCGGCTGATTGGATCGAGGCAAACATGGGTCACTGCTGCGAGCGCTGCAGCTACGAAACTCACCGTGATGCCGGCGCACGTGTCGTTGCTGGGGAAGTCGTCTGCGAAGATTGCTTCACGTTTGCCGATCTCATGGCAGAAGGTGGCGAGGACGCAATCGACGAACTCGCGAACAAGATCGCCGACGAAGGCGAGGACGAGGCACGCGAGAGCCTCGTATCTTCCGGCAATTGGGAACACGTACCCGCTGATCTCTGGCAAGCGGCTTTGGCGATTTGTCGGAATGATCCCGCCCTCACCACGGAGGGCCAGCCATGAGCGATCTTTCAACCCTCTCGGATTTCGATCTGGCTTCCCTTCTCCACGAGACAATGCAGACGCACGATAGCTTGATTGATAGCGCCCCGATGGGCGACGAGCGAATCTATTTCGCTGACAAGAAGTGCGACGCCATCAAAGCCGAGCAGCAGCTAAGAGGGTACGAGCCATGCCCTAAGTGTTTCGATTTCGGCGATACGGACGACGAAGGCACTTACTGCGACTGCGCGATGGGCGAACGCCTCAAGGAAAAGTACGATCGCCGCAGTTCACGCTCACCCGAGACGAGGGAGGAGGGCGACCGTTGAACCTCAACGAAGCTAAGCAAACCTATCGAGAAGCAAAAGAGCTTCTACCCCTCGTTTCCGAGAGCTGGGAGCGGACGTACAATCCAGCCTCCAGCCAGGCCGAAATCTGCCAGCGCGATGACATGACCGGCGAGATCTTCCCGATCGTCATTATCCGCCCGGACTGCCCATACCACGACGGCCAGCTCGTCGAAAAATCGCTGACGTATTTCCGCGCACTGATGATGGTGATCGATGAAGCCTTTGCGAAGATCCGGAGACTGGAGGGACAACAGCGACAGACGCAACCACCGCAACAGCCCAAGCAAAAAGACTTAGCGGCGGAATGCGCGATGCTGTGCGGGCGTCAGGAGTTTCGCCGCTACCTTATGCAATGCCACGATCTCGCAGACGCCGCCGATGACGAGCGCGTTAACACGCGTGTGCGTCATATCCTGAACATCCGGTCTCGCGCCGACCTGAACACAGACCACCAGGCCGCATCTCGCTGGAAGCGACTGCGCCGGGACTACTACGCATGGAAGGAAGGCAGATGACCAAGAAACCAGATCCCTTTGCGTATCCACCCCGTGGACTCTCACGCGAAGAGGCCGCGCGATACATCGGCGTAGGATCCACGAAGTTCGACGAGATGGTCAACGATCGCCGCATGCCCAGACCAAAGCGGGTCGACGGTCGCGTCGTCTGGGACCGGATTTCCCTCGATGCCGCCTTCAGCGACCTGCCTTCGGACGGCGACAACATGATCGACAGCATCTTGAACAGTCGCAATCTTCATGCGTAACTGCGTCGCATGATCGACGAGCAAGACAAACGGCCATATCTTTCGAGCTTCTTAGACCGCCACGGAACCATCCGTTGGCGGTTTCGCCGTGCCGGGAAGACAGTTTCCATTCCAGGCCAACCGGGAGATCCGGAATTCGAGGAGCGCTACCTCGCGGCAGTCGAAGGACGCAAGCCGCGCGTCGCGACCATCCAGAAGCTGCCAGGCGCAGCACTTCCAGGATCTTTCCGTCAGGCGTGGCTCAAGGTTCGACGTACACCCGAATGGATTGCCCACGACCCCGCGACGAAAGACAAAAACGAACACCTCGCGAAAGTCTTTCTTGATCTGCCTGTCGTCGACGGCCACTCAGCCCTCTGGGGCGATATGCCTGTGCGAGATCTGCGCCGGCGGCATGTGAAGGATATTATCGGGCGATTCAGCGAGACGCCGCACAAGGCCAAGCATCTGCTGGTCGCGCTGCGGAAGATGATCACTGTCGCGCTGGACGAAGAATGGATCGACACCGACCCGACATGGAAGATGAATTACAAGCCGGCCTATATCGGTTGGCGCGCATGGACGGACAACGAGCGCGCACTGTTTGAGGCTCGCTGGCCACTCGGATCTGCCCCAAGGACCGCATATGCGTTGGCGCTTTGGCTGGGCAATCGTCGCTCCGACGTAGTCCGACTACGGTGGGATTGGTTTGATTTCAAGAAGGGCATTGCCGCGATCGAGACCAAGAAGGGCAAGAAAGGTTTGATCCTGCCGATCACGCCGATGTTGCGCGAGGCGCTCGACGCGGTGGAGCGCAAGGGTGACACCGTGCTTGTGACCCAGTACGGCAAACCGTTCTCGGAAAAATCTATCACCGGGAGAATGCGCGTCTGGACGAAGGCCGCAGACATGCCGACAGGATGCACGTTGCACGGTCTTAGAAAAACTTTGGGGAAAATGCTTGCCGAAAGCGGCGCATCAACCAGGCAGTTGATGGAGATGCTCGGGCACGACGATATCGAGCATGCCGAACTCTATAGCCGCGAGGCGGAACAGCAGCGCATGGCGCGCGATGCGATGACGAGGCTAACCCGTCAGGTGCAGAAAAAACCCAAGGGCTGTACGGTGTCACCACTTACTGCAATTAGTGGGAATATCTGGGAACTACCGGGAATTGGCGATATTGCCTTATATTACAAGGCATTGAATTAAATCTGCCGAAGCTTTTAGCGAATGATTTTGACAGGACATTTCGCTGATTTTGACGAAAGCCGAGGAAACACTGTCGATTGAGACATTTCCTCAAACTCTCCCTCAAATCGGCTTTAAAAGGCCTCAAGCAATCCTCAAGGCGTTGAAAAATAACGAACCAAAACCTGAATACATTGCCGGAATGCCTGCCGCGAAAAAACAGAAACGTCACATCGTTTCCAAAGTAAGGTTTTGCTGAGTGAAAAACCTCACCACACAAGAGTGGAAAAGCCGAACTTTCCGGGCCTTTCGCCCTCGGCAGGCAAATTAAAGGTTTTGCACTGGCTCGTTTTCTAAGTGGCGATTCCTTCAGCTTACATGTCGAGTTTTACATTATAGGCGGAGGCGGTTGACGCTTCGCCAAACTGTCCGAAGTAGCTACAGTGAGCAGAACCCCTCAAAGGTACTCCAAACGAGTTGGCTGCATCGTAGGCTAGTTGGACACTAAACAACGCTGGCTTAAAGTCTTTTGAATCGTATCCCCGCAACCTATTGATACGCTCTTCCTCTCCCACCCCAGCCTGCATCAATTGCATTTCGAATTCGTCACGGGACAAATTCGACGAAGACGAATGAGCTTCGATCCTCTGGTACGTGGAAGGCGCTTTAAGCTTGCTCTTAATAGCATCCTCACAGGCGGAAACTATGTGTGAGCCGGAGAAGTCGTCACAACCTGCTACAGACAGACAACAGACCAGTATGGGAGCTTTAAAAATGAAACGTAGCATTTTGCCTCTGCAATAGTTTAGTGAGCGCGCCGCCAGAGCCACACCACTTTCCCAACAATCTTCACCTGATTTATTTCGTCGCCTGCAACACGTATCGCAGCAAAATCCGGATTATCGGACTTCCATTCAATGACGCCCGCGTCAACCCATAGAGCGCGTTTGACAAGCAACTCCCCGTCTTTGGAAATCACGTACATCTCCCCATCGTCGGGCTGATCATCGCGACGAGGGTAGCTTGTATCGGCAACAACCATATCCCCGCTCATAAAGGTGGGCAGCATACTGTCCCCGATAATTTCGATCAGGCGAATGTTCTTGCGGCGCATGCGGAGGATTTGTTGAGACAGTGCGTCGATATCGAGTTCCAACCCCGGCGAATCGTCGAGGACAACTGATCCACCACCCGCAGAGGCACGAAACGGCAAAAAGGTGACCGTCGCAGGCGGACGTGGTGGCGGTGCGTACGGCGTTGGCTTTGGTTGAGAATTCTCCGACGTCAGCTTTGCGAGCTGCTCCACGACTTGGTCGAGCTTTCTAAGGATCGCCGAATCATCTCGAACTGAGGCGGGAGTTGCCTCGGAATTGAGGCCGCGGTCGGTAGTCTCTCCATGCTGCGCTTGTTCTTCGGAGAAACCGGCAACCGTGCGATGCCCTGATGCATCATCAGGGAATGATGAACCGTTTGCTAATTGCTCAAGCGTCAACCCCAACGCTTGAGCAATTTTAAGTGCGTTGATCGCCGACGGCGTCGATCGAAGTGCAACGTATTTATTCAAGGTGTCCACCGGTATCCCTGTCTTTTTTGACATGACACCCGATTTTCCACCCGCCTGAATAGCGTCTCTCACCCGTTCTCTAAACGTGTCTTCTTCCCAATTGGGCATCCGTCACCTTTCAATGCCCAATTAGGAATTGACTTAATTCCCAATTGGGCATAAATCTCTTTTGCAGCCAGCGAAAGCGGGCTGCGATTGCTCACAAGGTTTCAACAAAAAGCGGATGTTTGCAGCATCCGCCCAATACAGGAGGCTCCTAATGGCGAAGGTAAAACGCTGGGACCGACACGACATCCTTGGCGAACTTCGCCGTCGCCGTATGACGCTGACGAAGCTGGCCGAACTCAATGGAAGAAGCCCTGGCGGATTTCGCACCATATGGACCCGGCCGAACCGCGAAAACGAGGCGATCATCGCCGAGTTCCTCGGTGTCAAAGTCGAAGAGTTATTCCCCGATCGCTATCCAAAAAGAACCTCCACCGTTCTGTCTCACGAATATTCTGAAGAGTCCACATCGGGCCGTAAGGCGGCCTGATGCGTATGGAACGAACGGCGGTCCGCTCTTCTAGCCTTTTCCGTCCGGTTACGGCGCTTTGCCGCCCGGCAGGGAAACCCGGCGCTCCCTTTTTCAAGGGCGTTTCTCCCCGGCTGATCGAGACATGCCCCGTCGCTCGTTCCACGTCCCGACATTCCCTCATTTCAGGATGCCCGCCAATGACGAAACAGCACCCCGAAATAGACAGAAATCCATTCGTTCCGGCACGCGATCGCGTGTGCCGGATGGCTGACACCCTGCTCATTTTCAGTATCGCGTTGGCAGGCGTGTCAGCCGCCTTTTTCGCTCTCATCAATCATCTTGGAGCCGCCCAATGAACGCAGTTCTCAATCACATTGCCGTGCCGTTCTTCCACCGCGTGCCGACGCGCGGAAAGCCTGTTGTTCTCGCTGTCTTTGACGGCATTGCCGAGAAGGCCTGGCACCACAAGGAAGCCTTCTTGAAACTCTCGAACGATTTGCGTCAGAAGGACATAGAGCCGCCGACGCTTAGCGAGTTTCAGGACTGGTATGCCCGCGTCAAAAACGGCCTTGTAGAGCGCCCCCACCCGTCCGAAGTGCTTTCCGATATCAACACTGCGGCGATAAACCCTTACAATCCGCGTCCGAAGGGTGCGGAGGAGCGCCGCTTTTCGCGTCTGTATGGTGAGATCAGTTATCCGGCCGGCCGGGACATCGTCGAATGCGCAAGTGAACATATAGCCCTAGAGGTGGCGCGGCTTTCGGCACAAGAAAATCGCCTTGAACAGGCCCGCGCCATTGTCGCGGCTGCACATCGCCTGTTCGAAGTTAAACTGGCAGCTGGTTATAGTCCCATTTCCATCGGGCTCGACGACACGATCGTCCAGGAGGCGCTGCGCGACGTTCTCTCCGCGGAGGCTACCGCAACCGTGATGGATGCCGACACTCACATGACGCCGGGAAACAAGCTGGTCGATCTTCTTCTTGGCGAAGGCGACGAGGATATCGACGCCAAGCTGGTCGACTGCCTGACGATCGACATGCAGGCCGAGATTTGCGCCCTGCTGGTGAAGCGCATGGGCAATGAAGGCGGTGAGAATTGAGTTCGTCGCTGCTTCTGGCCGCTGGTTCTGCGATTTCGATCGCCGCCGCCGCCATCATGGCCTGGAACGATAAGGGCAATTGGGGCTGGTTCCTCATCGCCGGCCTCTTACTGGCCAGCGCCCTAGACCGCTCCTGACAATTTCCCGAACCGTCGCTCTGTTACCCCCAGGGAGCGACGCCAGATGCCGGGACGGCCACGTCCCCCCGGTCCCCACCGTCCCGGCATCGACTTCCCGAAATTCGCATTCAGCCCGAGGTTATCATGATCAATCGCTATGATCAGAGACAGGTTTACGAAGCCACATTGCATGCCTGCCTTTTTGCGGTCCGCGACGGCTTTCCGCATCTCGCCATCCGCGACATCGTCGATCCCAACCATGCATGGTTTGATGCAGCGCTCGCCCGTCAGGTTGCCATGCACCTGGTCATTCGCGAGTTCGGCTGGCCAAAGACCCGCGTTGCCGAGACGGAAGAACGGTCCCGTGAGGCCATAAACCGGGCTTTACGCACGATTGATCGCCGTCTGGAACACGACCGCTTTGCCGCGCACTACCAGATGATGAAAGAGCGCGCCCGAGAACTCTTTTTCCTTCGCACCTCCGATAACGAGGTCGCATAAGCATGGCATCCTTCAAGTCCATTTCCCTTAAGTCCATCCACGTGGGCGACCGCGCGCGCCCTGTCGATGAAGATCATGCCCTGGCAATCGCTGCTTCCATGGTCGAGCGCGGGCTTATCAACCCCATAACCGTTCGCTCTACCCCAAACGCCAAGAAGGGCGAGACTCCCTACACGCTGGTCGCTGGCGGGCATCGCCTTCGCGGGGCCGAACTCAATCAGTGGCCCGAGATCGACGCGATCATCGTGTCGGCCGACGCGGCCGAAGCGCAGCTGATGGAAATCAGCGAGAACCTTTTCCGGAACGAGCTTTCCGCGCTCGATCGCGCAATCTTCGTCCAGAAGTTCCGCGAAATCTACGAGGACAAACACGGCAAGATCGATCGAACCTTAAATTTGAAGCAAGGGCAGGTTTCCCCGAAGTCCAACGATTGGACTTCGGTATTCTCACCCGGCAGAGAACTCTCTGAGCGCGTGCAGGAACGTCTCGGTTTCGGTCGAAGCACATACTTTAATGTGACAAAGATCGGCCAGAACCTGCATCCGATGCTTCGCCAAGCTATTCGCGGAACCGACGCCGAGGACGACCAGGCGCAACTCCTGAAGCTGGCAAAACTGCCGAAGGACGAACAGGTCAAGATTGCCGCCGCTCTTAAGGAAGAGCCGAACCTTAAGCGGGCGCTTGCATTCACGAAACCACCTGCGCTCGTGGCGACGCCAGCAGCGGTGTCTCAATCTTCCATTTTCACCAAACTGACCGCCGCCTGGGACGATGCCAGTGAGGAAACCAGAAACAGTTTCCTCGAATACATCGGCATGGCGGGCAGCGTCGATACTTTGATGGCGGCTATTCGCGAGGAAGCGGCATGAAACGCGATCCCTCCCAACTCGATTTCTTCATCGAAACCATGTTTCCGTCTCGCTCGGCTGTCGATCGGATCGATATCGATCGTTTCCGGTCTCGCCTGAAGAGGGAAATGTCCCGTGCCGTGCGCGAATGCGCCTATGATCGCGCCACTATCGCGGCACTGATGGCCCGTTATCTTGGCCTGACATCGATCTCACGCGCCTCGCTCGACGCCTACACGGCGGAAAGCAAGGTCAATCACGATATCAGCCTCATTCGCTTCAAGGCATTTGTTCGGGCAACCGGTGCGAACTGGCTTTGGGACGCGATCGTTTCCGAAGACGGCTTGACCGTGCTGGAAGGTGACGAAGCGCGCCTGGCCGAGATCGCACGGCTCCAGCAGGATCAGCGGGCAATAGCGGCAGAGCTAAAAGTGCTTCAGGCGACACCCGTCAACATCAAGCGAGGCCGCAAATGAAGCAGGAGTGGTTTTCCGTTGCGGAAATGATTGCGGCCAAGCTGCCCGACATGCCGAAGGACGCTTCCGGCTACTCCCGTCACATCACCCGTCACGGCTGGCATAGCCAGACCGCGAAGGTGAAAAAGCAGGACGGACGCGAAGGCGGCGGCGGCTTCAAATATCATTATTCCCTGCTTCCGAGCAGCGCACGCTCGAAGCTGGCGTTCTTGCATACGGAGCTTCCAGCAGGACGCACGGACGCCTCAAAGCCCCTTTGGGCCAAGTTTGAGGCCATGACGAACGAGCATAAAGCCATCTGCCGCAAGCGGCTGGATATTGTCGTCGAGGTCATGGATATGAAGGCGGCTGGCCTTCCTGCCGGAAAAGCAATCGAATATTGCGCCAAGAAAGCCGCCGTATCCGTCCGCACGCTCTATAACTGGCTGGAATGCATTGAAGGACAGGCCCGTCAGGACTGGCTTGCCGCTCTGGCACCGTCCTTCTCGGCTGCTGCTGACGGCGTTCTGCCCGATCTGGCCGAATGCCATTCACAGGCATGGGACGTTCTCGCATCCGATTACCTGCGTTCAGAAGCTCCAGCCTTCAGCGCCTGCTATCGCCGCATGAAGGCAACCGCCAAGAAATACGGTTGGGCACCTATCCCATCGGAGCGCACCCTGCGTCGCCACATGGATATTCGCGTTCCTCACGCCGCCCAGGTACTGGCGCGAAAGGGCAAGGAAGAAGCGAAACGGCTTATGCCCGCGCAGCAGCGTTCAGTTGCGCATCTAGCGGCTATGCAGATCACCAACACGGACGGTCACAAACTCGACCTGCATGTGCAATTTCCGAACCGGGAAAAGTGGGGCCGTGTGTACCTGATGGGTATTCAGGACATCTATTCCCGCAAAATCCTCTCATGGGTTCTGGCAGAATCGGAAACGTGGGAGGCCGTTCGCACCATTATCGGCAACATGGTCGAAGTGCACGGCATTCCCGATCATCTCTACATGGACAACGGCAAGGCCTTCGCCAGCAAGAAGATTTCAGGCGGCGCGAAGTCGCGCCACCGTTACAAAATCACCGAAGACGAGGTCGCGGGCCTGCTCAAGACGCTCGGCATCGAGGCGCATTTCGTCACGCCGTATTCGGGGCAGTCGAAGCCGATCGAACGCGGTTGGGGCGATCTGGCGGAAAACATTGCCAAGCATCCGGACATGGCCGGTTGCTACACGGGCCGCAATACGCAGGAAAAACCGGAGAATTACGGCAAGCGTGCCGTGCCGCTCGACGAACTGGAGACCCACGTCGCCCGCTGTATCGAGGAGCACAATGCCCGCGCCGGTCGCGAGACCGAAATGGCAAAGGGCCGCAGCTTTGACCAGGTGTTTGCCGAAAGCATCGCCGATCCGGCCAACCTGCCGCGTTTTGCCAGCCCGTCGCAGCGTTCGCTATGGATGCTGACGGCCGAGACCGTCACCGCTCGGAAACCGAACGGTGCAATCCACATGTTCGAAAACCGCTACTGGCACAAAATACTAAACCAGTGGATCGGCAAGAAGCTTACCGTTCGCTTCGATCCTTCGAACCTGCACGGCGCAGTCAAAATCTACGATCCGAAAGGCCGCTTCCTCTGCGACGCGGACTGCGTACAGAAGTCCGGCTTCGATTGCGCCGCAGCTGCTGCCGAAATGGCAAAGGCCCGCAAGGCCAAGGCTAAGGATGACGCCGCAGCACTCGATAGCGCACGCCGCCTGAGCGATTTGCAACTGAAGCGCATCATGAAACAGGGCGAGGAAAAAGCACCCGCAGAGGACGCACCGAAGCGCCCAACTGTTACGCGCCTCATCACCAAATCACCCGTCGCGATCGCGCCGGCAATATCCACCGACGAGATTTCGGACGCCGAATTCGAAAGCAAGTTTTCCCGTGCCATGGCGGCGCTTTCCAGCGCCGACGACACGGTCATTCCATTCCCCACGCGGGAGTAACGGATCAGGCAAAAGCCTGACCGCAAAAAAGAAGAGCCGATTAGTAGTGAGTACGGTTCCAGCCAAACAGGGCGAAAAAAAATGAGCGGGCCAAAGAAGCCCGCCCGCAATTGCTCAATAAAGGAACCTTAGATGAAAAGACCCGTAAACTCAAACGTCTCCTGGGAACTGCCCGAACCGGTCGCAGACTTCCTTGCGAAACATACCCCCGAAGCTGTCGCCACATGGCGCCGCCTCGTGGGGCGCACCGCCGAAGCCGGCATCGCCAACAACTGGACCAAGGCAGAAGTTTCCCGGCGCATCGGTATGCCAGAAGGTACGTTCCACCCGTGGCTTTCAGGCAAATACAATGGCGATCTCGACAAGCAGAACACCACCGTTGCGCAGTGGCTCGATAATCTGGAGCAGAACGCAAATCTCGCATCCCGCATCCCGGTCTCGCCGCCATTCATTCAGCTGCGCAGCTCGATTGAGGTCATGGACGTATTGAGTTGGGCGCAGTTGGCCCCTGACTTCGTTGTTGTGACCCTCGGCGCAGGCATGGGCAAATCGATGGTATGCGACCGGTTTGCAAAGAGCCGTCCGCATGTTTTCCATGCAACGGTTTCGGAAAGCACAAAAACGACGCATGGCATGCTCGTCGAGCTTGCGGCGGAACTGGAAGTTCTCGAACACAATCCTGCCCGGCTCGCCCGTGCAATCGGCAACAAAATCCGTCGCACCGGCGATGGCACGCTGCTGATCGTGGACGAGGCGCAGCACCTTGACGACGCGGCCGTCAATGAACTCCGCTCATTTGTCGACAAGTACCGTTGTGGCGTTGCTCTTGTCGGCAACAGTGAGGTTTACAGCCGGTTCTCCAAGTCGAAGCAGGGTCACTCCTACGCCCAGATCAAGAGCCGCATAGGTCGCCGCCTTCACCGGGCCGATCCCTACCAGGAAGATTTGCAGGCTTACATCACCGCTTGGAATGTGGATGACACGGCTTGCCGCCAGTTCCTTATGGGTATCGGCTCGAAAGGCGGCGCATTTCGCCAGATCGACAAGACGATGCGCATGGCGCTGATGATCGCCCGGATCGACGAAGAGCCGTTGGAACTACGCCATTTGCGCAAGGCGTGGCAGCAGCGCGACGTTGAGGACATGTCATGAGCTTGGCCCTCCACGATCTTTCAGAGGGCCTTGAGGCCCTCAAACATGACCTTAGCCAGTTTCAGAATATCGACGCCCCCGAGACGGTCGAGATCGATGCCGCCGAGATGAAAAAGCTCTTCCTCATCGTCGAGGCGATGCATCGCCTTGCAATCCTGATGGAAACCGAACTCGGAGTTTTCCGCAGCGTCGAGGCCGGCCGCACCGTGCGCGAGGCAATCGAACAGCTTTCGGTCCAACAACTGCGCAGCCTTATGCCTGAGGCCGCCGGAAATATCATCCGCCCGAACTTTGGAGGAAAGAAGAATGACGGCGAAGCCTGAATGCGTTTCCGATCTCCTGCGTGAGCTTTATCAAGGTCTGAACGAGGAGCTGGCCGAGAAGGGCCATATTCATCTCGACCGCGCCATGTCGTCGAGGCTGGTGATGAGCGTTGGCAAGATTGCCGATCACGCCCGAAAACTTGAAAACGCCTGGTCGTGCGCGGAGTGGAACCGCCGCGCGTTCGAGGATCGCCTGAAGCTGATTTCCGACATGAACGCCGTTACGGCCGAGGTTCTTCAACTGATGCGGCCCGACACCATGGACGGCGGCAAGGTCGTCCAGTTCCGTCCCAAACCCTCCAATGCCCCTGCACCTTCCGCGCCGTCCGGTGGCGACGCGGCCTGATACCCTTTCACATTAAATTATGAGGTTTTACCCATGCAGTCCGTCATTATCGCAGACCAGAAGCCGAACCGCCCCACTTTCGACGTGGCCGGCAAAACATATGTAGAAGATATTCGCGGCCGGTTGATCCCGATCGAGGACTATCAGGAAGTCCAGGCAGAGGCCGGTCGGATCGAGGTCAACGGCTATTCGCACGTCCAGGACGCCGAGGGCCGCTGGATCGATTGGCGACTGGTGAAAACCAAGGATCAGTTGCAGGACGAGATCGTCCGCAAGATCATTGCCTACGCTGTCGATCTTTCTGCGCAGATCACCCGTTTCCGCCGCCATACCGAGACCGACGTTAACGGCATCATGGAACTGCTCCAGCAGGAATACGGCGTCACCATCGGTGGCCCTGGCGGAAACTTCACGTTGCGCACCTTCGACGATCTCCAGCGCGTAGAGGTCAAGGTCGGCAAATTCATGGAATTTGGTCCCGAGATCCACAGCGCAAAAAAGCTGATCGACGAATATCTGCGTGAACTGACCTCCGATGCCATTCCCGAACTGAAAATGCTCGTCCTTGGCGCATTCGAAGTCGACAAGAAGGGAAAGCTTGATCGTCAGAAAATCCTCAATCTCAAAACATACGCCATCAAGGATGAGCGCTGGCAGCGAGCTATGCAGGCGATTTCGGATGCGGACCGAACAGTGATGGTGCGTGAATATCTGCATTTCAAGCACCGGCAGTCTCACCAGGACGAATTCAAGTCCATCGTCATCAATCTGGCGAAAGCGTGAGGTGCGACATGAAAAACCGTCTCATCGACCTCAATAATCACCTGTTCGCCCAACTGGAGCGGCTCAACGAGGAAGAGTTGACCGCCGAGAAGGTGGATATGGAAGTGAAGCGCACGGAGGCAATCGTCACCGTCAGCGAACAGATCATCCGGAATGCCGACCTTTGCCTGAAGGCTGCGAAGCTCGTTGCCGATCATGGTGACCGCTTCAAGTCGGTTCTGCCCATGATTGAAGGGAAACCGTCATGAAGGGCCGCGCCATCACCTATTCCTCGACCGAACTTGCGTTCATCGAGAGATATCGGGAAGCGCCCCGAAAGCGCGTCTTCGAAGCGTTCTGCAGGGAGTTCGACCGTTACGATGTCTCGCTCAGCGCCTTCACCGGTCTTTGCAAACGCAAAGGCTGGCTGACGGGTCGCACTGGCCGTTACGATCGTGGCGCGGTTCCTGCGAACAAGGGCAAGAAGATGCCCTTTAACGAGAATAGCGCGAGAACGCAGTTCAAGAGGGGACAACTCCCTCACAATACCAAATATCTTGGCCACGAACGCGTATCGAAAGACGGTTATGTCGAGATCAGCGTGGCCGAAACCAATCCTCATACGGGGTTCGAGCGCCGTTACGTCCTGAAGCACAAGCACCTTTGGGAGCAGGTGAACGGTCCTGTTCCGGAGGGCATGTTTCTCAAATGCCTGGATAGCAATCGGCAGAACACCGATCCATCGAATTGGGAACTCATGCCGCGCGCCACGCTGCCATACCTGACCGGCTTTCGTGGGATTGATTACGACGCCGCAGAGCCGGAACTCAAGCCAGCAATCCTTGCCGTCGCCAAACTCAAACACAAGGTTCGCTCCTCCAAGCTTCCGAAAGGCGGTGCGGCATGAACAACACCGGACTTCCCAAGCCCTGCCTGAATTATCCATCGCGATCTGACGCCATCCGAGCACTTCGCGCCGAAGGCTTTTCAAACAGGCAAATCGCAGAAAAGACGGGTATTCCGCTCAACAACGTCTGCGCTCTAGTGCCGATGAAACCAAAGCCCGCATCTGTGCCGATACCCCGCGAGACGGGTTACCGCGTCGGGGAGCAGAACGTCGCCAGGATCGGTTTGAACTTCGAAATCCGGCAGATGCTTCGGCCCTTCGCGGCGAAACGCAACATGTCGGTGGAAACGCTTATCACCGATCTGGTCGAGAAGATCGCCGAGGACGGCCTTGTCGATGCTGTCATGGATGACGGGGTGAACTGATGGCCCACATTGTTTGCTATCGATCGGGCGAAACCTTTGTCAGCCGCCGCGTGCCGAAAGGCACCATGAAGATCGTCACCGGTCATGGCCGCCGCCTGAAGCGCATTCTTTCTGTATGCGCCCGCCATGCCTATGACGGCAATACACTGCTCGTTCCCGGCCTGCCTGAAGCTGAAAACGACCTTCAGGCGATCTCGGCAGTCAAGGGCTTCGAGGAGATGCTACGCGTCCGCCTGGCGAAGGGTCCGCACCGCCGCACAAAGGGGCGCAGGCTGCTATGAGCTACGACTACATCCGCAACTATTACGGCATCGAGATCACCGTGAACCGGCTCGTCCGGCACACGGTGACCGGCCGCTACGGCAAGATCAAGCCGGAAGGCCGATCGCATCGGCACTACGTCAAAGTGCATTTCCACGGCGACAAGCATAACAGCAATTGCCATCCGGAAGAGTTGGAGTTTGTCGCCCATGACGAGTAAGCGCCAAATCCCTGCTGCCTTCACCAAAGGGCACGTGCTCTGCTCTCCGTCCGGAAAGCTTCAGCCGAAAACATGGGGCGAAACTGCCGCCAAGGCGATCGCATCCAAATACCGGAAACGCGACACCTGGGAAAAGGCGCAGCGCCGGGGCTGGTCGGTCCAGTTCGTCTACGTGCGCATTTTCATCCCGGTTTTCAAAGCCACCTACACAACCACCGAAATCAGCGAGGCCCATGATGCCGAGGACATTTGAACCTGATCAGTTTCTGACGGCGCTGATCGACGCATTTCTACAAGCCGGCCATTTCGTTCATGCCAAGGGCGGCAAAATGTTCGTCCTGGTCGTGACCGAGGAAGGCGGCGAGGACACATCTTCCGAGTTCTGCCTTACCGACATTGCAGCCCATGCGGCGCGGAGGATGTCGAAATGAGCCAACACAACCGCTCCATTTTCGGCGGCTTCCGTCAGCTCGGTATCGTTGACGAGGACGCGCAGCGCGACATATACGCCCGCGTGACCGGACAGACCCGGCTTTCACTGATGAACGAGCAACAGCAGAAATCCGTTGTCGATGAACTGCGACGGCTCGGGTACAGGCCAAAGCCCTCGGCCCCGTCACTGCCGGGTTTTCGCCAGGACGGCCGCGACGGCAAGCGCAAGCTGTCCGGCAAGTATGTGCCGAAGATGCGGGCGCTCTGGATCGCCTGCTACAATCTCGGTGTCATCGAGGACCGCCGCGATAGCGCGCTGGAAGCCTTCGCGATGGGCCGGCAGTTGCCGAACATTTCCGATATGCGTTTCGTCCATACGGCAAGCGACGGTGCCAGTGTCGTCGAGGCGCTGAAGGGTATGCTTGCGCGCGCCGGCGTCACCTGGGCCGATCGGGTGCCTTGTGAGCCTTACGAGAAAAGCCCCGGTTACAAGATCGCCCGCGCACAGTGGGCGATCCTGCATCCGGCCGAGCCGAACGCTTTCTGGCAGGCCGTCACCCACATCGCCAATGAAAGCATCAGCTATCGGAATTTGAGCGATGCCGAGTGGATCACGGTCATGAACCATTTCGGGCCGCAGGTTCGCCGCCGGAAGAAGGGCGGTAAACCATGACGCAAAATGTCGTCCCGCTCGTCCATGATGCCGCCCTGCGCGATCTTGCCGCTCCGTCGCTTGTCGACCCGGCTGGCCGCCCAATGCAACTCTATTCCTTCAGCTACCGCCACGGCGACAAGCCCTGGTCGTTCTCTCTCTGGGCTTACTCGAAACGTGATGCCAAACAACGCCTGCGCGCGCTTCGCCGCAATGTGCGCCTTGACGGCATGATAGTTGCGGAAATTGAGGGCGGCAACTGATGTCCGACTTGCCCGATCGCGCCTACATGACACCGCTGTTGAACCGTATCGCCGATGTTGCCGGCGAACGGGCCGCGATCATACTCGGCCGTGAAAAAGCGGGCCTGCAAATCTACATTCCGGAAACTGTTACCCCAAACCACTGGTTAGCCGACCTTGTCGGGCTCGATGCAGCGAAAGCCATAGCCGTTGCGTGGGGCAGCAAACATTTAGTGGTTCCCCCTGCCATGAACGGGGACAAACGCCGTCGCGCTTCGACGATTGCGGAACTAATCGAAAAAGGCTACTCCAATAATCAGATCGTAGCGCTTACCGGCGTATCGCGCCGCACAGTAATCGAGCATCGCCGCAAGCGGCCGGACGATCGACAAGCCTCCCTGTTTTAGTTCCGTGGTGCAGAAATGCACTCATGAGAACATGGGCCGAACGGCCCAATAGTCCTCTCGACGGGGGCGCCTCAAGCCCCTCTTGAAGGGGCTATAATGACCACCCAAACATTTGATGAATGGCTGATTTCCCGACTTCGGGATGCCGGTGCTTATGGCGGCAGGACGGACGGCGTCTATGGTCGCGAAGTCATCAAGGCGATCGAACGCTTTCAGGACGCTTATCATCTGCCTCTCACCGGCAGGGCGGATGCAGTGACTGTCGATGCTCTGCGCAAGGTCAAGAGCAAGAACCCTGAAAGCAATCTCATCACCTACGCTAAGGTGCCGGTTCCGACCGAACCTGTCTGGATGCGAGAAGCGCGCCGATACATCGGCATCACGGAAATCCCAGGCCCAAAATCCAATCCCGTCATCATGTCGTGGGCAAAGGTGCTCGGCGGCTGGATCGCCTCCTGGTATCAGGACGATGATACACCCTGGTGCGGCCTGTTTATCGGCAACGTGATTGCTGCCACGCTCCCCAGAGAACCCCTCCTCGCCAACCCGCTCGGCGCGCTGAACTGGAAAAAGTTCGGCACGGAAGGCCGCATCGCACGCGGCGCAATCCTTGTTTTCGAGCGGAGTGGTGGCGGGCATGTGGGCATTTATGTCGGTGAGGATCGGACGCACTATCATGTTCTGGGCGGCAACCAGGACAATGCCGTGTCCATCGCCCGCGTCAAAAAAGATCGCCTTGTTGATGGTGGCGTGCGCTGGCCCAAGACAGGCGAAGATCCGATCGGCGGCGCGGTACAGCTTACCGCATCCGGTGCGCCCGCCTCGAAAAGTGAGGCGTGAGCGCACATGAAGCCCTCATACAGCACTACGAAAGCGCATTTGTTTGCATCATCCTTGCTCGCCTGGATGGTCATCTTGTCTCTAACTGCCGGCGCAATTTACGGATCAGAACAGGCCGTTTCGTTCGGCATGTTCGCGGTTCCGGCGATGGCCACGATGATCGCCGCGATGCTTGGCGTCCATCGCCACTATGGCAGTCGCGATTTTGAGGCCAGCGTTGGCTCCGATCCGGTTCCGCCTTCGCCCCCACCCTACAATCCGCGCGACGTGCCGGCCGAGTTCCCGGAGGATTCCCAATGATCGGGGCGTGGCTTTCGAAGGCGGCCGCGCCTCTGATCATTGCGACAGCGTTTCTTGCCGCCGCTGCCTTTCTCGGGTGGCTCACCATCGCCACGGTCAACGGCATGGTGGAACGGGCGGTCAAAACGACAGCCGCCGAACGCGATGCCAATTGGAAAAGCCAGATCGAGACCGCCAACACCAAGGCCGCCAATGCCGAGGCGGCACAGGTCCGTCTCGCCATGGAGCTTGAGCGGGACACAACCGTCCGGATCGCCGCACTGAACGTCAACAAAGAGAAACTGGAGAATGAGAATGCGGCTTTGCCGAATGGCGATGCTTGCGGCCTTGACCGCGCTCGCGTCCGCCTGCTCCCCCGCTGATCCGAAGCCGCCGCAGATCGTCGTCCGTTTCGTAAAGCCGTCCGTGCCGCCCGCCTCGCGGGTTCCTTGCGTTGTTGGCGATCTGCCCGATCGCGATATGCCAGGGCGTGAAGTCACATCGCGCTGGGGTGCGGACCGAACCGAAATCCTGTCCTGCGATGCCCGCCGTGCGGCGGCCGTCGCGGCGATCGACAATGCGCCGGAGACCCCAAGATGAATTTAGGTGGAAACGCCGCCTTTGATCTCGCTGCCGAGCGGGCCGAACAGGAACGCGAAACAAAGATAGCGGCTGCGAGACAGGCTTTGAAAGGTCCCGGCACGATGGTTTGCGAGGATTGTCCAAACGACATTCCGCGTGAGCGCCGCATCGCCATGCCATCGGCGACACGTTGCATCGCCTGCCAAACCCGACATGAAAAGAGGCTGCGCTGATGCAAGCTACCGATATCGCCCTTTACCTCGGCCTAGCCCTCTCTGTCATTGCCATTTTCGGCCACATCAAGGTCTGGATGAACAGTGGCGAGAAGGAACTGACAAAAGACGTTGCCGCGCTCAAGCGCGATACCGAGGCACACGAAACAAAGCTGATCGGTCTCGATCGACGCGTCCAGTCGGTCGAAAGCGACATGAAGCATCTGCCCGACCGCGAAAGCCAGCACCGTCTGGAGCTTGCTCTTGAGAAGGTCAACGGGCGTCTCGACACCCTCAATGAAACGCTGAAACCGATCAAGGCGAACGGCGAAGCGATGAACGAGCTCCTACTGGAAAGGGCTAAGCAGACCAATGTCTAACATCGGTATTGACTGGGCACGCATACGCCGCGAGCGCGCCCGGCTGATCATTCTCAAAGCGCTGGCCGAACAGGAAAACGGATCGCTCGACAGCAGCATGATTGAAGAAATCATGCCGCTTTTCGCTATCCGGGAAACCAGATTGTGGATCCACGAGCAAATGGAATTTCTGGCCGAGCGGGACGCTGTGACGCTGGCGAAAGCCGGTAGCGTCATCATCGCCACGCTGAACAAGCGCGGACGCCGTCACCTTCAGCGCGACACGACAATCGAGGGCGTGACACGCCCATCCGAGCCAGGCGAATGAGCATGAAGGGGCGCGGACGACTTTCCGGTATTGAATTGCTGCCCGAGGCTTGCGCAGATGCGGTTGCCTGGGCGGCCTCTGAACTCCAGAACAGGGAGCGGACGCAGACCGATATTTACGAGGAGTTTGTCGGCAAGCTGGAAATGCTCCACCGGGAGCATCGTGGCGAACTGGAATTTTCCATTCCGTCGTTTTCGGCGTTCAACCGCTATTCGATCCGTCTCGCGACTTTAACGCAGCGGCTCAACCAGACCAGAGAAATTGCATCCACACTGGCCAGCAAGTTCGACGCGGCCGCTTCCGACGATCTCACCCTGATCGCTTCGGAAGCCATCAAGACGCTTGTCTTCGAACTGGTGACCAACGGTGGCGAAGCCGGTTTTGATCCGAAGGGCGCAAAGGCTCTTGCGGATGCCCTGTTTTCAGCGTCGCGCGCGCAAGGCGTCTCTACCAACCGCCGTCAGAAGGTCGAAGCGGAGTTCGCTGCCAAAGCTACCGAAGCCGTCAAGTCCGTTGCCAAGGCAAGAGGCATATCCGCCGAAAGTGCCGAGCAAATCCTTGACCAGATTTTGGGTGTCTCGAAATGACCGGCCCGATTTCAAAGGAACAGTGGGCAGAGGCTCGCAGGCTCTCGACCGACGCCGTCCTGGACAAGATCGAAGCCCGCAAGGCGCTTTTATCATATCAGGCCAACACAATTGCGCAGTTGGAAAGCACCGCCTGCCGCGTCCTTTTTATCGAGAAATCCCGCCGTATCGGTCTGACATGGGGTTTTGCCTCCTACGCCGTCCTGCGCGCTGCGCGTTCCCGCGAAGCTGGTGGCATGGACGTGATGTACATTTCCTATTCGCAGGAAATGACCCGCGAGTTTATCGACGCCTGCGCCATGTGGTCGCGTGCCTACAATCAGGCCGCGCTGGAAATGGAAGAATTTCTGTTCGACGACAGCGACAAGGAAGGCGAGCGTTCGATACAGGCATTCCGCATCAAGTTCGCATCGGGCTTTGAGGTCATCGGCCTGTCTTCAGCGCCGCGTTCGCTGCGCGGTAAACAGGGCGTCGTCATGATCGACGAAGCGGCCTTCGTAGACAGCCTGAAAGAGCTTCTGAAAGCTGCCCTGGCATTCCTGATGTGGGGCGGCCAGGTCGTTGTTTGTTCGACGCATAACGGCGTCGAGAATGAATTCAACGTCCAGATACAGGACATCCTTTCCGGCCGGTCTGCCTACAAGCATATGCGGATCGATTTCGATGAGGCTCTAAAGGCTGGTCTCTATGAGCGTATTTGCCTCGTCACGGGCAAGGAGTGGACGCCGGAAGCCGAGGCTGACTGGCGCGAAGACATCATCAAGTTTTATGGCGATGGTGCCGACGAAGAATTGTTCTGCATTCCAACCATGGGCAGCGGGACATGGCTCTCAGCGCCATTGATCGAGGCACGGATGACGTCAGACGCGCCAGTGCTTTCGCTCGAATTGCCTCTCGACTTTCTACAGCGCCCAAAACTGGATCAGGAAGCCCTGGTCGCTCCATTCATCGAACAGCTGGCGGCCGCCCTGTCAGTCCTCGATCCCGAACTGCTTTACGCGTTTGGTTTCGACTTTGCGCGCGTCGCTGACCTTTCGGTTGCGACCCTTCTTGCGCTTACCAAGAACCTCCGGCGCGAAACCGCGCTAACGGTAGAGATGCGCGGCGTGCCGGGTGATGAGCAAAAGCAGATCGTAAAGATGATCCTTAAGGCCGTGCCACGGTTGATCGGCGCTGCCTTCGACGCGACCGGCATGGGCTGGACGGTGGCTGAAGATATGGGCCGCATATTCGGCCTGCGCGAGAACGATCAGGGCAGCGGTCTCGTGTGGGCCATCAAGTTCTCCCAGGATTGGTACCGTATCAATATGCCACCTGTTAAAGCGGCTTTCGAAGACAACGCCATTTCGATCTCAAAGAACGACAACCATCTTGCCGACCTTCGCCTGGTGAAGGTTATCCGGGGCATCCCCATGGTGCCGCCAGTGCGCGTCGGAGAGACCGGCAAGAAGCGACACGGCGACTACACGATTGCACTGGCGTTGGCCTATTTCGCCAGTCGCATGCAGTGGCACGAGTACGGCTATGTCGCTGTCCCCAGAGCCTCCACCAAGTTCGACAGCCCAAACACCGACCGCGATGACGGTGCGCCGACGCGACTATCTTCAATGCGTCGATCGAGAGGAATTTATTGATGGCCAAGCTCATCGACCAGTGGGGCAACCCGATCACCTCCGCCGTCCTAAAGCAGGAACAGGCCGCCCCGACCATGATGGGTGTGCGCCGTCCGAACACGGAGCATCAAGCCAGCGGTCTGACGCCGGCGAAGCTCGGCCGCCTTTTGAGGACTTCCGTGAACGGCGAGCCGCAGGCCTATCTTGAGCTTGCCGAGGACATGGAGGAACGCGACCTGCACTATGCCGGCGTGCTTGCCGCCCGCAAGCTGCAGGTGGCCGGACTGGAAATAACCGTCGAAGCCGCAAGCGAAGATGCGAACGATGTCGAGAATGCCGACATGGTGCGCGCTTTCATCGAGCGTGACGCTTTCGAAAGTGAGCTTATCGATATGCTCGATGCAATCGGTAAGGGTTTTTCCGCCACCGAAATCATCTGGGAAACCTCGTCGAGCCAGTGGAACCCGGTCGCGCTCAAATGGCGAGATCCGCGCTGGTTCCGATTCGACGAGCTCGACGGCGAAACGCTCCTGTTGCGGGACCTCGCCGGCGACGTGCCGCTGGCGCCGTTCAAGTGGATCGTTCACCAGGCGAAGGTGAAATCCGGCCTGCCGATCCGTGGCGGTATTGCCCGCGCCGTCTGCTGGACCTTTCTGTTCAAGTCTTTCACCATGAAAGACTGGGCCATCTTCTGTGAAGCTTATGGCCAGCCTCTGCGCCTGGGAAAATGGGGAGAAGGTGCGAGTGAAAAGGACAAGGAAGTCCTGCTGCAGGCGGTTGCCAATATCGGCGTTGATTATTCTGCGATCGTTCCGGCCTCGATGTCGGTTGAGTTCGTCAAAGCGGATATCTCCGGCTCGCATGAACTGTACGAGAAGCGCGCAAACTTCCTCGACCAGCAGACATCGAAAGTCGTTCTCGGGCAGACCGGCACCACGGACGCGATTGCGGGCGGCTATGCCGTCGGCAAGGTCCATGACGGCGTGAAAGCCGACATCGAGCGTTCGGACGCCAAGCAACTGGCGGCAACGCTCAATCGTGATTTCGTGGTGGCTTACATCTCCCTCAACAAGGGACCGCAGAAAGCCTATCCAAAAATCCGGATCGGCCGGCCGCAGGAAGTCGATCTCGAAAAATACATGAAGAACGTCACCGCGTTCGTGAACCTAGGCGGCAAGGTTGGCATGGCGAAGGTTCGTGACAAGCTCGGTATCGAAGACCCGGACAAAGACGAGGAACTGTTGCGCCCTGCCAATCGCGCCAGCACTGACGAAACCGACCCGCCGACAAAGCCCGAGAAACTGCCGCCACCCAAACCGCAGATTTCCATGCACCGTGTCGCAGACATGGCGGCGGGCGATGCGATCGACACCAGCATCGTGCAAATCCTGTCCGACGATGGCTGGGAGCCGATGGTCGCTCCTGTCGTCGAGGGGCTCGAGGTCCAGATTGCCAAGGCCAAGGACCTGGACGAAATCCGCGCCATTCTTCAGGAGCGTCTCGTGTCCATGGACGTGAACGCCCTGACGGAAATCCTCGCCCGTGCCGCATTCTCGGCGCGACTGGCGGGGCTGGGCAACGAAACCCTGTCTGACGAGGCCTGACGCGTGGCAGCGATCCTTCAGCCCCTGCCGCCCCGCGAGGCCATCGCCGCATTTGCCGCCCGCACCGGTTCGCCGGCCGAGACATTTTCCTATATCGACATGTGGCAAGCCGAGCATGCCACCAGCTTCACCGTCGCAAAGTCTGCGGGTTTTGATATCTTGAACGACATTCTGGCGGCCATTGAGCGCCTCTTGAATGAAGGTCAGACCATCGAGCAGGCATCGCGGCAGTTGCGGCCAATCCTCGAAGCGAAGGGTTGGTGGGGCAAAAAATTCATCGCTGATCCCGTGACCGGCGAGACCGTGCCGGCCCAGCTCGGCAGCGCACGCCGGCTGCGCACCATCTTCGACACCAACATGCGTGTGTCCTATGCGGCCGGCCACTGGACGAGCTTCGAGCAGAATCGCCGCAGCCGCCCGTTCCTTCGCTATGTCACGATGCGCGACGATCATGTCCGTCCGGAACATGCGCGCCGGCACAATCTCGTTTTGCCGATCGATCATCCCTATTGGAACGAATGGGCACCGCCTTGCGGCTGGGGATGCCGCTGCACGTTGCAGAGCCTTTCACAGCGTGACATCGACCGGTTGCTGGCCCAAGGCGAAAAGCTGATCTTCGAGCCACCGGAAAACACCTGGCGCAATTTCGTCAACAAGCGCACCGGCGAAGTGACCCGCGTTCCCGATGGCATCGATCCAGGCTGGGGTTATAATCCGGGCAAGGCAGGGTATGAAGCGAGGGTTGCGCAATTGCTGGCGCAAAAGATGGCAAACGGGTTAGGATCGCCTCAACCGCCGCCGTAGTTTCGAAAGGAACACAAGCTCGCAGAGAGCGTTTGCAGGGATCGAACCGCGCCATCCATCATCCGGACGGCAAAAACGCTTCTACGGGCTTTTAATCGGCCTCAACTTTGGTGCCTACGTCCCTTGCCCGGTTCGATCTGTCGCCTTATTCATGATCCGTTCGGTTCCGGCGCAAAGCTCCAAACCGTGGTGCAGTTTTGCACGTGAGCGAAGAGAGCCGCTCCGCTTCTAGATAGGAGCATGAAAAACGCTCTCGCAACCCTTCTTTCTTCCTCGTTTCTGACGGCGCATTCTGCCGAGCTGGTGGCGACTGCCACGGACGATGTCTGGCTGAAGCTCATTCCGGCCGGGACATTTTCCGGCCGCGATGGTCGCGGCCCGTATCATGCCGGTGATCTCGTATCCCTTCAGCGCATCGCCGACACGACGAAGCGCTATGCCGGCTCGACGGATATTCTGGTCGATTACGAACACCAGAGCCGCAACAGCCAGGAGAACGGCAAGCCCGCTCCTGCTGCCGGCTGGATCAAGGAAGTTGAGGCGCGTCCGGACGGGCTTTATGGCCGCGTCGAGTGGACCGCTACCGCCGCCAACGCCATCAAGGCGAAAGAGTACCGTTACATTTCCCCGGTCTATTTCCACACCAAGGCAGGCGAAGTCCTCGCCCTTCAGACCGTGGCGCTGACCAATGTCCCTAATCTCGACCTGTTCGAGATCTCGGCGCACTCCATTTTTTCCGCAGCCCAAACCACAGAGGTTTCCATGAAACGTTTGCTCGCTGCTCTCGGTCTTGCCGAGGGCGGCAGCGAAGACGATGTGCTTGTCGCCATCAATTCGCTGCTGACCAGCTCGACGGCGATCGCCGTTGCTGCCGGTCTTACAAAGGACGCCAAGTCCGAGGCGATCGCCACGGCGGTCCACACCGCTTTCGCCGACCGCAAGAAGATCGCAATCGCGGCCGGGAAAAAGGAAGACGCCAGCGTTGACGACATCGTCAGCGTTCTGTCGTCGGCCCACACTGCCACCACGCCCGATCCGACGAAATTCGTTCCGATCGAGCAGGTCAGCGCCATGCAGGTCGACCTCAAGGCCCTGAAGGACAAGGACGCCAACAAGGATGCAGAGGCTGCCGTTGCCGACGCTGTCCGCGAAGGCAAGCTTGCGCCGGCGCTGAAGGATTGGGCCCTGTCGATGCATAAGGCCGATCCGAAGAAGTTCGAGGAGTTCGTGGGTAAAGCCCCGGTGCTCACCTCGGCGCAGCGCGCCCAGGTCACCGCTCCGAAGTCGGGTCCCGCCGCTACGCTCGATGACGCGGATGTCGCGATCATGCGGCAACTGGGCTTGACGCCCGAGGACATGGTGAAGTCCAGGGAAGCCATGGAGGCAAGCCGTTGACCGCTCTTTCCGCAGACCGCAACACCCCGCGTCGTGAACGCACCACGCGTCACGTTCCCGTCGCCGCCGGCGTCAAGCTTTATGCCGGCGCCATGGTCGCGATCAGCGCGACCGGTTTCCTCGTGCCGGTCACGGCCGCCACGACCCTGAAGGCCGCCGCCCGAAACGCAAAGTTCGTCGATAACACGAGCGGCGGCAACGGCGCTGTGCTCGCCGAACAGGAACTCGGCACGTATCGCTGGGACAATTCGGCCGCAGCAGACCTCATCACCCGCGCCGATATCGGCAGCGATGCCTACGGCGTCGATGACCAGACCGTCGCGAAAACCAACGGCGGCGGCACCCGCTCGATCGTCGGCAGGATCGCCGATGTCGATGACCAGGGCGTCTGGATCACTCACACCTGAAAAAGGCAAGTCAATGGAACTCAATAGTGCTGTTCTTCGCTCTGCTGGTATTGGCTTTAATGCCTCATTCCAGCAGGGCCTCGGGTCCGCAACGTCGCTCTATAAGCGCGTTGCCACGATCGTGAACTCGACCACCGCGTCGAATGAATATGGCTGGCTGGGCAAGGCTCCCCGCTTCCGTGAATGGATCGGTGACCGCGTCATCAACGCCATGTCGAAAAGCGGTTACACGCTGAAGAACCGTTCCTTCGAAACCACCATTGGTGTCGATCGCACCGATTTCGAAGACGACAATCTTGGCATTTACGCCCCGCTCTTCCAGGAGTTGGGAAATTCGGCCTCAACCTTCCCCGACGAACTCGTCTTCGCCCTGCTCAAGGTCGCGTTCACGTCACTTTGCTATGACGGTCAGTACTTCTTCGATACCGATCACCCCGTCCTCGACGAAAACGGCAAGCTCATCAACGTCGCCAACACCGATGGTGGCAACGGCACGCCGTGGTTCCTGCTCGATGTCTCGCGTCCTCTGAAGCCGCTGATCTACCAGAACCGCAAACCGTTCACCAACCTCGTCCGCAAGGACAAGGAAGACGACGACAATGTCTTCTTCCGTAAGGAACTCATCTATGGCGTGGACGGCCGATGCGAAGTTGGCTTCGGGTTCTGGCAGCAGGCATGGGGCTCCAAACAGACGCTCGATGTCGCCCACTACGAAGCGGCGCGTGCAGCGCTGACGGGCATGAAGGGTGATTTTGGTCGCCCGCTCGGCATTATGCCATCCCTCCTGGTCGTACCGCCCACCCTCGAAGGCGCTGCCAAACGCATCGTCCAGAGCGTTCTGGTCAACGGCGGTGAATCGAACCCTTGGGCGAATACCGCCGAAGTCATGGTTGTTCCCTGGCTGGCCTGATCTGCCTCGGCCGCCCAACTCCCTCCCGTTCATTCGGGAGGGCTTTTTGAAAACCGCTCCCCAGCCGCTTTCGCAAAGCCCTCGAAAGGATAGCTCTTATGTCGAAGCCTACGACATCCCCGAAGAAATCCCGTTCCACCGCGCCCGCCGTCGATCTTGAGACCGTCAAGACGGATGGCACGCAGGATGATGCAGCCGTTACCACATCGGTTGCATCTGACCCGTCAGGTTTGAGAGCACCTGACGGGAACAATACCGGCCCGGCCGACGCCGATGGTTCTGCTGCTGACCAGGACCTCCCCGGCGAAGGGCACGCTCAGACCGGTGCGGATGCGGCCACCGCATCGGTCGACCTTTCCACCGAACCCTCCCAGGGCGTTGCGGACGGAGCCGGCGCGAATGCCGGTTCCGCTGCGCTTAAGGTCGAGGATATCGCCCATCTTAACGAGACCCTCGCGCTGGCTGCGATCGGCGGCAAGCTGCTTGAGATCATCGTAGAAGTTGCGCGGGAATATCCCGAACTTCAGGATTGGATCGGCAGCGACGATCCGGCAAGCATCGTGCGTGAGCTGGTCGAAGAAAACGCGATCCTGAAGGAAATCCGGGAGTACGCTAAAAAAGAGGATACCGGCCTGCAGGAGCATGCCGGCGACTACGCTTCCATGACCCGAGATGAATTCGAGCGCCGTTTCCCGCTGTCCTATGCGTTGTTGTCTCCGTTCACTGACTCCCTCTCCGCTAAATACCCGCCCCTGCTGCGCGTCACCTCAAAGCGAGACGGCTTCCGTCGCGGCGGCATCGCTCATTCGTCCGGGCCGATCGATTATCGCCCTGCCGAGCTTTTGCCCGAGCAGCTGGAAGCGATCCTTGCCGAGCCGCTCCTAACGGTTGAGGTCATCGATTGACCTACGTCACGCAACAGGACCTGATCGACCGTTTCGGCGAAAAAGAACTGATCGAACTGACGGACCGCGTCAACAAGCCGGTTTCAACGATCAATCCTGTTGTCGTCGAGCGCGCCATTTCCGACGCCTCCGCCCTCATCGACGGCTACCTGAAAAAGGTCCTCAAACTGCCTTTGAGCGTCGTTCCACCGGTGCTTACGAAGAACGCGGCCGATATCGCCCGCTATTATCTTCACGGCAAGGCGGCGGAAAAGGATAGCCCGGTCACCCGCGCCTATAACGAGGCGATCGGTTTCCTGCGTGATGTGTCTCGCGGCCTGGTCGAACTGACGGACGGTGGAGAAACGCCGGCGCCGGCAGGTGGCGGCTCGGTTCGGGCGTCTGCGCCTGGTCGTGTCTTCACCCGTGACAGCCTGAAGGATTTCTGATGACAGGCTCGGCCATCTATCTCGATGACGAACTGACGCCGGTTCTCTCGCGGATCGGCCTTGCTGTCGCGCATCCCGGCGAACTGACATCGGCCTTTGCCGCGTACCTGGTCTTTTCGACACAACGCCGGTTTGAACTGGAGACGGGTCCAGACGGGCAGAAGTGGCAGGCGCTCGCCCGTCGCACGCAGTTGAAGAAAATACGCGGCCGGCAGCGCGGCGCGAACAACATCCTGCGGGTGACTACCGCGCTTTATCGCAGTGTCGTCGGGCACTCCGATGATCGGTCCGCTTCTGTCGGTTCGAACCTTGTTTATGCCCGTGTCCACCAGGAAGGCGGGCAAATCCAGATGTACGCCCGTAGCCAACGGGCATCGCTGGCGAAAATACGCGGCAAGTCGCGGTTCGTGACACGCGGGAAGAAGGGCTCGGTCGAGAAGAAAATCACGATCGGCGAACACACCATCGCCGTTCCGGCACGCCCGTACCTTGGTTTTTCTGCCGAGGATCGCACACGGCTTGTCGAGATCGGTCAGGATTTTCTGGAAGGTCAAGCACGATGATCGATTCAATTCTCGCCCGTCTCCTGGAAGACGACACGCCCTTTGCGATCGGCGGCGATGCGGCCGAACTCGCGGACGTGAAGGATCGGCCGAACAATCTTCCTGCCGTCTATGTCTACGTCTCGCACGAAAAGTCCGCGCCAAATCAGCACGTCAACATTGTTCGCCAGCGCACGGCCTTCGATGTCGCGGTCGTGATTGTCACCGAGAACTTGTCGCGAGGCGACAACGGCGCGGCGCGAGGCGACATCGAGGCGCTAAAGGCCTTTGTGCGCGGTCAGCTGCTCGGTTTCCTGCCGGCAGGCGCATCCGATCCGCTTGAACATGTCGAGGGCGAAATTCAACAGGCGCTGAACGGTGTCGTCTGGTTCGAGGACGTGTTCACCAGCGCCTACTACCAGGAGGCACAATAATGGACGGCCAGGGTGGCTCATACATCCGCAATGAGGACGGCTCCCTGACTTTGGTGAGCCGTACCGAACAGAAACAGACCGAAGCCGGCTTAAGCGAAGCTGCCGCTGAAGAGGTCCGCACGAACGTCACCGGTACCGGCCGGAAACCGAAGGGAAACAACAATGGCTAAGCGTTACTGGCGAAATCGATCGCTCCTGGTGAAACCCGAGGCAACCTATGGCGTGGACGCTGTACCGACCGGCCTCGCCAACGCGATGCTTGGCACGAATGTGAGCCTTGAGCCGCTGCTCGGCGAAGATTTGAGCCGTGACCTGGTCCTGCCTTACATGGGCCATCAGGGCATCATTCTCGATGGCAACTATGCCCGTCTTTCTTACGAGATCGAGATTGCCGGTTCCGGTGTCGCAGGCACAGCCCCGGCGTTCGGCCCGGCGTTGCGCTCCTGCGGTTGGCAGGAAATCGTGACGGCCGGTCAGAAAGTCGAATACAAACCGGTCTCGAAGCTGTTCGAGAGCACCACGCATTATTTCAACATCGACGGCGTCAATCACGTTCTGGTCGGCACGCGTGGCACCATGACGTTTGGACTGACACCGCGCCAGATTCCGCGTTTTGTCTTCACCATGACCGGTTTGATCGGGACGATTGCTGACACCGCGTTGCCTGCCGTCGATGTCACCAAATTCATCGCGCCACTTCCCGTCAACAAGGCGAATACAGCTTTCTCCCTGTTCGGTTACGCCGGCGCCTGTGAGGGCATTACCTTCGATCTGGCAAACCAGATCGAGCCGCGCATGCTCATCAACTCTGAATCGATCGAGCAGACCGACCGCCAGATGACGGGTAGCGCGATCATGGAAGCCACGCACCTTGCCGACAAGAACTGGTTCCAGATCGCCCGTGCCCACACCAAGGGCGTCCTCTCTGCGCAGCAGGGCACGGTCGCAGGTAACATCGTCAAGTTCGATGCGCCTGCCGTCCAGATCGGCCGCCCCACCTACGGCGAAACGCAGCGCATCATGAACAACACGTTGCCGCTGATGTTTACGCCCACCTCGGCAGGCAATGACGAGATCCTGCTCACCTTCCAGTGAGGACCGGAGCCGATGCGCATTTATTGCACCTATTGCGGCTCCCAGCTCCACACCTTCGAAGCGTGCCCGAAAACATGGAACGGCAGCGCAACGCGGCTTCATCTGCGGTGCGCCTATTGCGGCTCAAACAAACACAATTACGAGGCCTGCCCGAAAATCCGGAGCCAACCGGCCGAGGGCGGCATCATCATCCGGGACTGACATTGCGCCTTTGAGGCGCGCTTAAGGGAACTCAAATGGCCTTCAAACTCTCTCAGGAACTTACCTTCCCCTGGCCCGTAAAAGTGATCGAGCCGAACCCGCACGTTCCCGGAAAACTGCTCGAACAGGAGTTCATCGCGCAGTTCGCACTGATCTCGCCAGATCGCGCCAAAGCGAGAGATGCAGAGCGCCTTGCCATTCTTGAGCAGGTCAAACCCGAGACCGAGGGAGAGGAGCTGCGTAGGATCAATGATGATCTTGCCGCCCACGACTTCAAATCCCTGACCGACGTGTTGCGTGGCTGGGATGGTGTCTTTGACGACTATAACAACGCCATTCCCTTCAATCCGGAAACGGTCGAAATCGTCTGCGCCCACACCCGTGTGAAAAACGCACTTATCCGCGCCTACCGGGAATCCATCTCCGAAGACAAGGCCCGCCTGGGAAACTCGAATTAGTCGCTACGGCCTGGGCGCATGCCCGCCTCGGCCGTGCCGACAGAAGCAAACCCGTCGCCATCGATGACGACGCCCGCAAGCAGTTCGAAAAGATGGGCGTTCGTTTCACCGCCGCACCTGATGTTGAGGAAGATATCCAGATCATGCCCACCGCTTGGGATAGCTACATCGCCTTCCGCGCCTGCGAAACGCAGTGGCGCATGGCTATTGGCATGTCCGGAGTGATCTGGCTTGGCCTCGATTATCCTGCCTGCCGTCTCGTCCTCGATGACATCGCCGCGCCGGCGCATGTTTTCGCCGATCTCCGTTACATGGAAGGTGTCGCGATGCGCGTTCTCAACGAGGTGGATGGCTGATGGCTGACCCATTGAGAATTTCCGCCCGTATCGAGATCGATCCGAGCAAGGCGCAACAGGGTGCCGCCGAGGCCAGCAAGGCCGTATCCTCGATAGGTACTGCGGCCGATCAGACCGCCGAGCAGCTGGAAAAACTGAACCGGGCTGCCGGTGAAGGTCTCCGGACGCCTCTGGGTGGAAGCGGTACCGGCGCTGAACTGGACCGCCTGCGCGCCAAGTACAATCCGCTCTATGCGGTCATCATGCAGTACAAACAGGCGCAGTTGGAAATCCGCAGCGCTCACGCTGCCGGCGCACTCTCCGCCGATGAGATGACCGCAGCGATTGATCGTAGCCGTCGATCGACGCTTGCCAGCATCGACGCGATCAAGGGTCGCAACAAGGCGATCGCGGACACGCCCGTTGTTGCCAAAGCCAATACCGGCGTCAGGGGGGTTGAGACTGCCAACATCGCCGCGCAGTTTCAGGATATCGGCGTGACGGCAGCAATGGGGATGTCACCGCTTCAGATCGCACTCCAGCAGGGCACGCAGCTGTCAGCGATTATATCGGGGATGCAGAACCCAATTCGTGGCCTCGCGGCCGCCTTCATGTCTGTCGTGTCCCCTGTTTCCCTCATAACAATCGGCACGATCGCCGCTGGCACCGCTGCTATCCAATACTTCGCGACCATCTTTTCGGAAGGCGAAAAATCCAACAAGGTTCTTGAGGAACAGGCAGAGTTGGTGAGCAACGTTGTTCGCCAATGGGGCGATACTGTTCCCGCTCTCAAGGCTTATTCGGAAGCGCTAAAATCCGCAAAAGATGCGCAGGAACTTCTTAAGGCTACTGATCAAACAGCGGGCCAACAGTGGGACTTCGCCCGCAAGCAGGTATCCGATCTCAATGTCCAGTTCGCGGATCTGATGGCTACGCTTCAGATGGCCGGCGCTGGCAATGATCTATTGAGCGGCCTTCAGAATTCCTGGAACAACGTCAGCAAGGGCATCCGTGAAGGTAAAGCAAACACCGAGGCCATGAAGACCGTTCAGGATAGCCTCGCGTCTGCGATGCAGACTACCGGCGTATCCGCCGTCGATGCCTTTGCAAAATCTTTCGCAGGGCTATCCGAGACGATAGCTGGTGCTTCACGGCAGGCAAACATTTTTCGCGAACAGGCTTTGCAGGCGCTTCTGACCGGTCAAAACGGTCCGAACCTAAACCAGCTTTCGCCCCTTTTCACCGAAAACGGAAAGTTCGTTTCCGGCAAAGATTTCACGCCTGCAAACCCGCCTGTACCGGAAAAGCGGCCTCTCATCGAATTGTCTTATCTGCCCGGCGAAGAGAAGCAACTGAAATCAGCCGCGCGGTCGGCAACCTCCGCAGCCAACGCCTATCGTGATCTCATCAAGTCAGCCGATGACCGAGTTGCCCAGATGAAACTTGAGGCTGAACTTGCGGGACAGACCGGCGTTGCATCTGACGCTCTGCGCTTCAAGCTCGATCTGCTTCAGCAGTCCGAGGAGAAGGGCCGCTCGCTTTCCGCCGCACAGGTCGAGGCGATTAACAGCCGCGTTGAAGCCTTCAAGAAATATGCCGAGGCGGCGGCTTCCGCCAAGCTGAAGGCCGACTTGCTGTTTGAGCGCGAGCAGCTCGGCCGCTCCGCGATCGACCAGCAGATTGCCGGTGGGCTTCGATCTTCCGGCCTGCCGGTCGATTTCAACAGCTACGAGGCCGGTCTCCTCCGGACAAACCTTCAGCTTCAATATGCCCGCGATCTGGCCGGTGATTTCACATCGACCTTCTTTGACGGACTGCGCCAGGGCGAAAGCGTCTGGGATGCCTTCGGCAACGCCGGTGTGAAAGCGCTCCAGCGGATTGCCGACACGCTCATGAACGATGTTTTGAACAGCATGTTCAGCGTTTCCAGCGCATCGAGCGGTTCGGGCGGCGGTCTTTTCAGCGGGTTGCTTGGCGGTCTCGGCAGTCTGTTCGGTGGCAAGGGTGCGTTCCCATCCGCTCCGGGCGGTCTCTATGCCAAGGGCGGCACCTTCCTTGATGGCATCAGCGGCCATTCCAACCAGGTCGTGAACAGGCCGACGCTGTTTGCTTTTGCCAATGGCACCGGCCTGATGGGCGAAGCCGGTCCCGAAGCGATCATGCCGCTCACCCGTGACGCTTCCGGCCGCCTTGGCGTTTCTGCCGATGTATCGCCCCTGATGTCGCAAAAGCAGGCTGGCAGTGTCAGCACCGGCGCGCAGCGCATCGAGCTTGCGATCAAGCTTGGCCTGTCAGTCGATGACAGCGGCAACATCATTCCGATCGTCAAGAAGGTCGTTGCCGAGGACGCGCCCGACATCGCGCTAAGCATTGTCGAGACCTATGACAGCAATCTGCCGAACCGCATGGCGCAGATCGACAGCGATCCGAGGTTGCGCTGATGGTCGCCCCGCTTTCCCTTGCCCGTATCAACGACATCCTGCCGATCGAAACCGTCGAATGGGACATCCAGCGCAACGACGAACTGTCTGGTGACGGTAACGGCGATCTCTGGCAGGCCGAACTGGCGGACCCGTTCTGGCGGGCGACCGTCACGCTCGGCCGTGGCCTGCATGCGGAGCTGAAAAGAATTGCTGCCCGCATCCGGGCGCTGGAAGGTGCAAAGCAGTCTTTCCTGCTGGTCGACCCCTTGTCACCGTTCCCGGCCGCCGATCCGAAAGGCACGATTGTTGCCGGCGCGACCGTTAAAATCCGCGCCACGGGCAACCGCTATCTCGCCCAGGTAAACGGCCTGCCAGCGAACTACGTTCTGACCGAAGGCGATAAAATGCAGATCGTCTACGGCACGCAGGAAGCGCCGCGATACGCCTTTGTCGAAGTGTCCCAGGACGTGATCGGCACGGCGGGCGGCATTGCCGACATCCGCGTGTTTCCGCGCCTGCCCATGACGCTCGCCATCGGCGCTCCCGTCACGCTCGCCCGCCCGGCCTGCGCCATGATCATTCAGCCCACCACCCACAAGCCCGGAACCGCCCGCCGATCGGTGACAGAGGGCGCGGCCTTTACCGCACTTCAGAAGAAGAGGAGCTGACGTGAGAAACCAACCATTCGAAATCACCGAGATCCTCAACAATGTGAAGGACGACAGCCTGATCGACCGGAAGGCGGTCTGGATCGTCGCCAAGAACCGGCAGACCGGCCTCAAGGAAGGTCTTGGCGTCTGGAGCGGTGACGAGGATCTCGGCCTGACCGTCATCGAGGGCGAGAACGGCACGACCGTGACGCGGCCCTATTATGGCGGTGGCAACCTGCTTTCGATCGGCGATATCCCGCGTGTTTCGGATTTCACAATCCAGACCGTGGCGATCGATCTGTCGAAGATCGCCGATATCGCCCGCAAGGTCACCCGCGAATATGACGTGCACCGCGCTTACGTCGAGATCCACGACATCACCTTGCGTCCGGACACCGGCATGCCGGCAGTGCCTGAAGAACCGGTTTTCATCGGCATCGTTGACGGCGCCCCCGGTAAGACTCCGCGTGTTGGCGGGCAGGGAAAAGCCACGCTGAAGATCGTTTCGGAAGTCATGCGCATGCTCGGGCGCACAAATCCGGAAAAGTCTTCCTATGAGGCGCAGCGCCTGCGCGACAATGACGAATTCTTCCTCTACGCCGGCCAGATCGACAGCTGGGAAGTTCCGTGGGGGGCGAAATGATCGCGCTCACCCGCCTGCCGGACTGGAGACGGCAATTCGAAACCGCGATCGACGATATCAAGGCCAAGCCGTTTGCCTGGTACGATCACGATTGCGGCCCCGGCCTTGCCGGCCGTCTCGTCAAGGCACAGACCGGTGTTGACGTGGCGGGCTTCGTCGTCGGTCGTTACCACGACGCCGCCAGCGCTGCCCGATTGATCCGCGATCTCGGTTTCGAAACACTCGGCGAACTGGTCGCATCGATGCTGCCGGTCATCCATCCGAGCGAGGCCCGCGTGGGCGATATCGCGGCCATCGATGTCGGCGGGCCGATCGGCCATGCGCTCGGCGTCGTCAACGGCGAACGCATCTTTGTTCTCGGCGAAACGGGCATCGGCACGGTCGATCTGCTCAAGGCCGCCATGTGTTTCAAGGTGGGTTAGAATGGCTTTGAAGCGCCTTTTATGGACACTCGCATTTCTGCTGTTTGCCGCGACGGCGGTTAAGGCCGCACCGGTCGGCGGTCTGATCGCCGGTATTGCCGGATCGATCCTGTCTGCTGGCACCTTCGTCAAGCTGGCAATTGGCCTTGCCATTAATGTCGGCCTGTCGCTTTACCAGCAGGCGAAAGCGCGGCGTGAGGCCCGCAAGAACCAGCAGAGTACCGGTGGCGTCAAGCTTTCTATCCAGATGGGCGAAAGCGTTCCGCGCTCCTATCTGATCGGCACCAGGGCAACGGCCGGCCGCCGCGCCTATTTCGGGAGCTGGGGCGAGGAAGAGAATACCCCGAACGCTTATGCGACAGAAGTCATCGAGATTTCCTGCCTCCCCTCCTATGCAGGGCCGCAGGGCGTGGACGCTGTCTGGTTCGGCGACACGGCCGGCACCATCCTCTGGAACGAACCGCATCCGGACGGGCGGGGCTATCCCGTCGCGCAGTATCGCCGAAACGGCGTAGACTATCTCTGGTTCAAGTATCTTGACGGCTCGCAGACCACAGCCGACCCCTTTTTGCTGTCCCGCTTCGGCGGCAGAGCCGAGCGGCCTTACAAGGACACGATGATCGGCCGTGGTTGCCAGATCGTCATTGTCACCGCCCGCCGTCACGAGGAGCTGTTCCGCAACGGCTTTCCGCAGGGTCTTTATCAGCCACGGCCGATGCGCCTCTACGACATCCGCAAGGACAGCAGCGTCGGCGGCAATGGCTCACATCGCTGGCACGATCCCTCGACATGGGAGCCGAGCGATAACCTGCCGCTGATGATCTACAACATCGCACGCGGCATCTATTACAATGGCCGGTGGGTTCATGGCGGCCGCAACTTTTCCGCCTACCGTTTCCCGGTCTCCTCGTGGATCGCAGCGCTTAATGAAGCCGACCGCGACATGGGCGGCGGCCGTCGCCAGTTCCGGGGCGGTCTGGAAGTGTCGGTCGATCGCGACGGCCTCGATGTGATCGAGGATTTGCGCCTCGGCTGTAGCGGAAGACTTGCGGAAGTGGGCGGCCGGATCAAGATGCTGATCGGTGCGCCTGGTGCCGCCGTCTACAGCTTTACCGATCGGGAAATTGTCGTCACGTCCGACCAGGACTTTGAACCCTTCCCAACGATCGCCGCCACCCACAACACCATCACCGGTGTTTATCCGGAACCGGCGCAGCGCTGGGCCGACAAGGACGCTCCGGAACAGTCATCGCCCGAGCTGCTCGCCCGCGACGGTGGCGAGCGCCTGGCCGTCTCTGTCCGTTTCGACGCCGTGTCGTCGTCCGCTCAGGTGCAGTCGCTCACCTCGACCATGATCTTGGACGAACAGCGCTGGCGCACCCACGAGTTTACCCTGCCGCCCAATGCGGCAGCACTTGAGCCGAACGACCCCGTTGCATGGTCGAGCGACGAAAACGGCTATTCGAACAAGAAGTTTTTGGTCGTGCGGGCAGTCCCGATGCCCGGCCGCGTTCAACGCGTGGTCATCAAGGAAATCGATCCGTCCGACTATGATCCGCCGTCGATCATCGTTCCGCCCGTCATTGGCTGGATTGGTCCCGTTCCGGTACCGCCGCAGCCGATGTACGGCTGGCAGGTGTTTCCGGCCACGCTTCCCGATGCTGAAGGCAATCCGCGCTATCCCACGATCGAAGTGCGCTGCGCGCCCGGTCAGGACGATGTCAGCTATGTTCGCGTCCAGGTGAAACTGACGGCGACTGATGAACTCGTGTTCGATAGCGGCGATGCTACCGTGATGTACGAACCGCCCTATGCATGGATTTTGAATGCCGTGCTTGCGGGCAATGCCGACTACCAGGCGCGCGGCAAGTTCGTTCCGACATCGAACCGCCCGACCGATTGGGGCGGCTGGCTTCCGGTCCGGACGCCGAACATTGACCCTTCCGATGTGACAGTCGGACTTGGGCAGGTTCGCGACGACGTGAAGGAGTCCATCACCCGCCTTAATCGAGACATGGACAACGTTTTCCAGCGCATGGAAGAAATCGCAGTGGCGCTTTCACTGGAAGGCAGCGCCAGCCAGGTCGATCGGCAAGAGTTGAGAGCGGCGGCCGGAAAAGCCTTCGCTGCTATCGCCACCGAAAAGCGCCTGCGTGTCACCGCCGACGAGGCGGCGGCGCAGGAGATTTCATCCGTAACGGCGCGGGTTGATTCAACTCAGGCTCAGGTAAGAACAGAAAGCACCGTCAGAGCTACGGAGGATGAGGCGCTTGCGCAGAAAATAACGACAGTCTCAGCAGAAGTCGCGAGTGCCAATGCATCGATCGTCGAGGAGAGGCAAGCTCGCGCGTCAGCTGATGAGGCCTTCGCCAGCAGTGTCGAGACCGTTAAGGCCGAGGTGGATCAGGCTCGCGCGGATGTCATCGAAGAGAAAACGGCACGGGCCGATGCGGACTCTGCGCTGGCGACCAGCATTAATGGAGTGCGAGCGGTAGTCGATGGCGTTTCGGCAGAGGGCTACCTCTCGATGAAAGCCACCACTGTCGGCGATACTCTCGCGAGCGTCGAATTCGCCGTCCGGGCTCAAAAAGGCGACCAGACGGCCTTGGGTGCTTTCATCCTCGAAATCATCAATCAAGGCGGCGTCCTCAAGGCGCAGGAAATCCATTATTCGGACCGATTTATCATTGTCGCTCCGGACGGCTCGGGCGGTCAGGGCGTGTTCACCTTCGACCAAAACGGCGCGAAGCTCGCCGTTGCCAACATTGGGACGGTGCGCGCCGCCTACATGGAAGGTTACAACGGCAAGATGATGCTCGACCTCAACAACGGACGTATGAGGGTTCGATCAGCATGATTCAGCTTCACATCGGACTGGACTACGAGGGCGTCGGCAGCGTCAAAATCACCAAGGGCGCTTATGACCCCGGCATGACCCATGACAACACGCTGGGAGCCTTCCTCTACAATTCGAAATTCGCCGTCCAGGCGAAGATTGCCGGCCGCGACACCCAGCCGTTCCGGGACGGCGAATACAATTATCCGCCCGGCGCTAGCGTCGATAACTTCACTTTGCGCAGTTGGCGCTACCCAACGGATGTTCCCCAAAACCGGGTGTTTTACCGGGCGGCATATTTTCCCGGTCTGAACTACACACTGCCACTGTTTGATGTCCTCGTTCGCCGCATCACTGACAATTATTACGTCAACGCGCGCTCGATCCTTAGCACCTACGGTTACGAGAGCCGTGGCGAGCGGATCGCCACCGTGATGCCGTTCAACGATCAAAGCGACTTCGGCTGGAAGCTCAATAACCGCACCATCGTTGATAATAATTACCGCACCTTCGGCGACATTCTGGCGCTCTCCAACATGTTCGGTTCGGTAAACTCCGGGAACTATAACTACCTGACCAACGAGCTCGTGGTCTGGAACCTGCCGGGTGACGAAACAGGCATCGTCGATGCCCAGCCGATGCCGCCTAACCCGGAACACTTTGCGGTCAATCTGGATAGTTCAGGGCTGCGGGTGGCAAAGCCCGGCTACAACGTCGATACCGCGTTTGGAACGCAACTCGCCTTCGACAGCACCAACCGGCCAACGAAGATCGTCGCGGCCGATGATATCTACGTGCCTCCGGGCGGATCGGAATATGTGCTGCCCATGGCCGTGCCTGACGGCACCATGTGCATCGTCAATTTCTATACCGGCAGCACCATCGTCTATCCTGCCAATCCTCACGAGGCGCAGAGCGGAGCGGACTGGCGGATTGCCGGAAATCGCCTCTACTTCAGCAATCCGAACGGCGGATGCCGGGCACGCTTCATGGTCGTGGCTTTCGACCAGACGCCACCAACGGCCGGCGACAATGATGTCTACCGCATGTTTGAGGAGAATGGCGAAGACGTTATCCAGTTCCTGCGACCGGGTGCCGGCAATCCGCCTGCCTTTGCGGACATCATCGTTGATAGCCGCTGGCCGGCGATCTCGCTACTTGCCCAAGGTTACTTCGGTGTCGGCAGCGGCGCACAGAATACGTCGATCCCGATCGACACGACGAACTTCTATCCGATCGTCCGCTACATGACGGTGCACTCCGGTTACGGCGGGCAGAATGGCGGCGACAACTCCTACTCCAAGATGATCCGCCCGCCGATTACCGCCAAACATCGTGTCCGTCATCCGACCGTCGGTTTTAGCTGGAGAGATTCAGGCGACAGTTCATATGTGACCATCTACCCGGACGCGGCCGTCTTTACGACCTTCTCGGGAGCTCCCGCCTACGCTCGCGTCATCGACAATGGCGGCGGCAGCTACTCCGTTTCCTACACCTACCCATCATCGCCGGTCGTCGGCATCCGCTACTACATCTTTGGCATCCCGAAGCGAGATTGAATATGACTGCACCTTACGCCACAGGCACGATCACGCTCACCAATGGATCAAATGTCATCACCGGGACTGGTACCGGCTGGCAGACTTCGCTTGTCGTTGGCGGCATTGTTTATCCCGAAGCGGCTAACGGCAACGCCATGCCGATCGTCACGGTCGACACCGACACCAAAATAACGGCCGCGACCAAGTGGAAGGGCGCGAGCGGAACCTACCCTTATGCGATCATGCGCGATACAGCCTATGGTCAGCAGACCGTTGCCAATGCGCAGGCGCTGGCGGCGCAAATCCAGCGCCTCAACAATCCCATGCTTGCCGCTCTGGCAGCTTTGTCACCCGTTGCCGACAAAGTTGTTTCCTTTGGTGAGAACGCCGAAACGGCTCTTGCCGACCTGTCTACTTTCGGCAAATCGCTGATCGCGTCCCTCAATAGTTCGGCCGCCTATGGCGCTCTTGGCGTGATCCCGAACGCGCAGTTACCTGACCGGCTGAAGGCGTTCCCTGAATATGTCGCGGACTGGAACAACGTCAGGGAGGCTGGAGAATATTTTGGAGGCCCGGATACGGCGAACACGCCTGCGCAACCTTATGTGTTTGTCGGTAAGGTTGAGCCACGAGAATCCGCGTACGTTGTCCAAAAATTGACCGCAGTTGGGATAAGCAACCCTGCCCTTAACGTGAAATTCGAGCGGCAGATCGTGAACAATGTTCCTTCTGCTTGGACCAGAGTTCGCACTACGGAAGTGGAGCTTGATGCTCGGTATAATCGCCTTTCTCAGCCGGTGGCGAATTCACAGTTGCCCGAAAGATTGCGGCCAAACGGAAGGGTTATAACGGACTGGAATAACGCAACGGAAAGCGGCGTTTACTTCGGTGAAACGGCAGCAAATTGCCCGCCCGGCATTGATGGCGGTCTGATAGGGTATGTTGACGCTGCCAGCGCTGACGGCGCAGTTGTTCAAACCGTAGTAAGATGGTGGGGGATAACAGCAACAGTTAGCGCAACATGGCGCAGAGCTAAGCAAGGTCCCGATTCTTGGACCACGTGGGTGTATCAGCTAACCAACCGCGACGAGATGGATGCCCGTTATAACCGTCAAGGGGTCGCAATCCCGAAAGATCAGCTTCCTAATCTTATGAATGCCACATCGTTCATTGGCGAGGTTCAGGCTGGTGTCGGGGATGTTGGTTTTTCTAGGTTGGTTCCCGGTAGCACGACATTCACTGGATACTTCGACTTCTGGCAACCGGGTGGCACGCGCGCCGGATACGTGGGCGCTGCGAACTCAGTCAGTAAGGTTATCAACTTAACGTCTGAAAATGGATATACGTTCGGCTTCTTCACAAGTGGAGGACGGTATCCGACCGTTGATGGGCAAGATATCCGCACGGCGGCTACTGCTTACGCCAAGTCCGAAACTTACACTCAGGCTCAAACACAATCCCTTGTGACGACCGCCCGGCAGGTCAGGTTGGCGGGGCTTGGCGAGATTGCGGCGACTGTTTTTCAGTGGAATGAGGCCGCAGCTGGATGCGTACTCACAGGTGTTTTCCTCGATGGAAACTGGGGTGTCCGGAACTACAGGTATCGGGCAATTCAGCAGACTGACGTGAGCGGTAACTGGGTAACAGTAGCGCAGGCTTAAAGGTGATCTCATGAAAAATCGTGGCGTATGGGAAAAGTATGTTCCCGCCGAAATTCCGTTCGGTATGCCTGCCAACGCGCTGTTCTGGCAACGGCAGTCAGACGGCGCAGACCTCTATGCATGGAGCTGGCTGTTTTACGAGTTTGCGGCAGGCGCTGACACCTCGGGAACGATGAAGGTTGTTGTCGTGGGTGGTGTTGCGGTTTGCCTGAATACCGATCTGTCCATGCTTTCACTGTTGCCTCAATTCGAGCTGATCGAGCTTGAGGCCGGCGAAGTCGTTCCCCAGCTCGGCTGGCTTTTGGTGGATGGCGAGTTTCAGGCCCCGGTAGTTCCCGATCCTGTAACCGTCGTTTACTCGGTTGATCTCTGGACGCGCATGACCAACGCCGAGGCCGATCAGGTCGGGGCAGCTATGGACCAGCAGCCTTTCCGCGTTCGCAGAATTTTCGAAAGCGCCAACTCCTATCGCAGCGACCATGAACTGTGGCAGCTCCTGGTGCAGATCGCCACCGACCTCTTTGGCGCCGGGCGTGCGGCGCAAATCCTCGCCCCTTCCGCGTAACCCACACTTCAAAGGACACCCGATGCCCGAACGTCTCAATGCCAACACCGCAACCGCTATCGGCGGCGTATTCAGCCCTGCGGGTGATTTCTCTATCCAGGCCGACATTCCGGTCGGCTCTACGGCCGTCATCAACATCGAGGGGCAGGCGGATAATGCCGCACCTTGGGTGTCGCTTGGCGGTATCAGCGCCAGCACCATCCCGCCGATGCGCCGGTTTGCCAAATGCCCGAATGTGCGTCTCACCCTTTCGGGCAACAATGACGCCAAGGTCATCAAGGCTTGGAGCGGTGAATGAACGGGCTTACAATACCGCTCTCAATGCCGCTTCAAACTCCGGCCATTCTAACGACCATCGCAAGCGGCTATGGCGGCATTTCAACCGTTACGCCGCCTTCTGAAGTATTTGCTTTCCTGAAGAATGTGTTTGGGGTGAACGTCTTTAAAAAGCGGCGCACGATCACCCATGACTACGTCGATACGGCCAAAAAGCCGATCGTGACGGGGTCAACATACTACGTCAAACCGGGAGGTAACGATGCGGCGGCGGGCACGTCCTGGGCAACCGCTTTCGCCACTATCGGCCGCGCTATGTCCCGCATCATGTTCGATGGGGTTTCACAGGCACTCGTTGGCAAGATCATAGTCGATACCAGCGCTGGCGATACCGTCTACATGGGCAGTGCCCAAGGCTTGCAAGGTGTGACTTGCAGGAAGTCGGTGGTCATCGAAGAGACCGGACCGGGGCGCGTGAAATGCGCCGCAGTACCGGGAGGCGTTTCGTCTTTCGTGTGGACGGCGACAGCAACACCGGGAGTTTATTCCACGCCTTGTTCTGGCGCGCCCGGATACGTCTTCGATCTCTCGCGTATCGTAGCGGGCTTGCCTTCATACGCCCCTCGTCATGAGAAGCTGACGCTAGGGGCATCGGCCACAGGCCTGTCGGCAGGGCAGTATTTCTACGACGCTGCGGCCACGTCGCTTTATGTTCGTACGGCGGACGGGCGCGCACCTGATAACAAGATCATCCCGACAGCAACCAGCAGCGGGTTTGCCTGGGGACCGCAGTTGAGCGGGCAGGTGCTTTGGGTGAAAGGCGTAGACTTTATCGGCGGCTACCAAAACCAGATAGATTACACGTACATGGCCGACAAAGCCGCAAACGCGTATTTCAGCGAATGCGTTGAACAAGGCACTGCACTCGACGGCGCAGTCATGAATATGCCGGGTTACATGCTGCTGAACAGATGCGGGGCCTATGACACCACTGGTGACGGGTTTTCCTCTTATGCCGGTGTTGGCGGAAACACGTTGAATGAAAGTTGGAAAGCAGAGATCGATTGTGTCGCTCGCGACAATGGCAATAGCGCCAACCTCGCGAACAACGCTTCTACCGGTCACGATGCGTCGAGAACGGTCATCATCAGGCCGGACTATGATATGTCGCAGGACAGACTAGTCCACTACGTCTACGCCTCTCAGGCTTGGATTATTGGCGGCAAGCTTGGTCGATCTGCGCGCTCATCAGGGGCAACATCACGAACGGTCATGGTCAATCAAGGCGCAGCCGACCGCGTGCCTTGCATATGGCTCGACAGCGTGCAGTTCGTCGGGCGTTCGGAGATCGATATTGAGGCATCGGCTTATGGGCGTGTGGGATTGCGTGATATCGACATGGCCGGCCTGACGATGACGACGAATAGTAACGGCGTCATCTTCAACTACTAAGTTCGGTCCCGCGGACAAGACCGGGTGGCCGGGGTGCTGAAACACCCCAAGCGACGGGCCAAAGTTTGGCGACCTAACCCGTCCGACGACACCACACGATAACCGTCGCACCCGTACCCTGCAGGGCGGGTTCCTTGTGACTGACTCGTGAGCTTTTTGATATGCAAAACATTCGTTGCGGCACCTGTTCAGCCTTGCTGTTTCGGGCTGGACAGGGAGCCATTTCCAACGACATCGAAATCAAGTGCCGCCGTTGCGGCACCATCAATCACTTGAGGCCAACAGAGCCCTTAACCGACCGCCAGGAGCGGCTACCAAGGATGAACTCGTGTGGCTCTACATACCTCCAGAAATGATCTCCGCGGCGTCTCGCTCTGCGCAGGCGTCGGCGGCCTTGAACTCGGCCTCCATATTGCCGAACCCTCCTACAGAACTGTTTGTTACGTCGAGCGGGAAGCCTTCCCTGCGGCCACTCTCGTGGCGAGGATGGACGACAAGACCCTGGATAAAGCACCTGTCTGGGATGACGTTACCACCTTCGACGGCGCGCCTTGGCGCAGAAAGGTTCATATCCTCACTGCCGGATATCCCTGCCAGCCCTTCAGCTTTTCCGGCCGGCGCAAGGGCGAAGACGATCCCCGGCACCTCTGGCCCCACGTCCGGAGGATCGCCGAGGAACTCGATCCCGAATGGTGCTTCTTCGAAAACGTCGAAGGCCATATGTCCCTGGGAGCCGATACGGTTTTCGGGGACCTTCAATCGCTGGGCTTTACAGTCAAAGCGGGATTGTTCTCGGCGCTCGAATGCGGTGCGAGCCACATACGGCGCCGCCTCTTCATTGTGGCCCACGCCGACAAAGTCCCTCTATTGCAACAAGATCGAAATGGAGCTGGTGAACGACTGCTTCATGATGAGGGACGATCCGAGCCAGACGGGCAGCCAGCTGGCGTTGGGCAAGGCAGCACGTCTTTGGACGCATATATGGATGCTGATGAAAGCATGCGGTGCCCGGCCGACGAAAGCATTCAGCTTCCCGTCTTCGCGCCCCCTCCATCTCACTTTAAACGCTGGGCCGAGATCCTCGATCAACGTCCTGACCTTCAACCCGAACTTTTCGGACTGGATCATGGGATGGCCGATCGGATGGACCGATCCGATGCAGCCGGTAACGGAGTGGTCAGCCTGGCTGCGGCATATGCGTGGCGCACTCTCAAAAATGCCCATTTAAGCGGGCATTAAAGGCTCCTCAAAACATCCTCAACGCGGCCTCAGAACCGCGTTGAACTTAACCTTCGGTGCGCTGCTGCATTACTTCCTTAGAGCGGTCCCAGTATTCCTCGCACTTTTGCATCGCTAGACGGCACGAGGGAGCATAACCAAGATTGGGTGTGGGGGGCGTGCCCTTAAAGGTGCGAGGGTACCAACCCGCCCATTGCCACTTGCCCTTCGTCGGGCCGTGCATCTCTTTCCTCACTCGGCCCACAGCACCATCGGCGTCGTAACCAATCCAGTCAAAATCGGTTGGCGGATCGCCATCATCGATCTGCGTGCGCAT